CACCCACCGCAGCGCCGCGGGTCTTGGGGAACGTCGGGATGCGACGGACGTTTACCGGGCTGTGACGTCCGACCTTGCCGTCGAGCGCGAGGTCCCCCCACCCGGCCGCCTTGGTCTTCCCGGCCTTGGGGGAGCGCGCCGCGGTCTCCACGTACTTGTGCGTGCTCGCCCGCCTGGCCTTCATGCCCGCGGCACCGATCGCCGCGCCGGTCGCCGCGCCCACGCTACCGGCGCCCATCGCGCCGGCCTTGGCATTCTCGCCCTGGGTGTTCTCCGCCGCAGGGCGCAGCGCGTAGTGCCGCTTGGAGATCGGCGAGTCGTGCTCCACCCCGAAGGCGTTGGTCGTCATGGTCTCATCGTCTCCGCGTCGTCTAGAGGTGGGCGAGTTCGGGGTCGTGCACGCGCTGGCCGGATCCGTGGATCGAGAAGGCGGGGCGCTTGCCGGCCTTGAAGTCCGCCCACTGCTGGTCGTCGTTGACCTTGAACCCGACCCACCAGCCCAGCGGCATGGCGTCAGGCGCGAGGCCCAGGGCCTCGAGCTTCTCGGGGGTGACCACGAAGGACTCGACCAGGTCCGCGGTGTGCAGCGGCTGGTCCTTGCCGTCGTCGAAGAAGCCCTTGCCGATGCGGCGGTGCATGTCCCCGCCCTTGCGCGAGTGCACGACGTACTTGTACGCCGCGTCCTCGGTGGTCTCGATCGGGACGTAGTCGCCCTGCAGGTCGACCACGGGCTTGCCGTCGACCTTGGACACCGAGCACCAGCCGAACACCAGCCGCTTGTCGGTGTCGAACTTGGAGACCGTGCCGGACCACTCGACGTCCAGGGACTTGGCGACCATCGCCTGGTTCTGCTGCCGCTTCTGGTCCAGCATCCGCTGCCCCTTGGCCCCGGCCGCGGCCGAGCCGCCCGCACCCGCGGCGATCGCGGCTCCGGCCAGGAGCTTCTTGCCCGTGGGGACGACCTCGTCGACCGCCTTCTCGAGCTCCTTCTGCCGGGCGGCCTTGGACGGGCGCAGCGTCAGCTTCGGGAGCTTGGGGAGGGTCAGGCCCTTCTCGACCTCCTCGAGCAGCGCGCCGGCCATCTCGACCGCCTGCTCGGTGGTGATCGCGCCCAGGCGGCGCGCGCCGATGATCTGGTTCAGGGACTTGCGGACCTTGTCCTTCTCCATCTTCACGCGCTCGCGGCCGAAGTACCCTGCGCTCTGCGCGTCGAGCGCGCCGTTGGCGGCCTGGAGACCGACGTTGGCCGCTCCCGCGATGGCGATCGCCTTTCCCGGGTGGATCTTTGTCCGGCTCAGCGCACGGCCGATGCGGGTCGCGGGGAACTCCCCGGCGGCGGCGCTGGCCTTCCACGCCCTGCGGGCCTGGACGGTCGCGATCGTGCCGGCGCCTGCGCCCAGGGCGTTGTTGGCCAGGCCGACCTCGAGCTCGCGCTTCTTGCGGCGCTCGGCCTTGGCCTTGGCGCTGACCTTCACCGGCCCGTTGACGTGGACCTCGGAGGGGTCGTTCATCTTCGAGACCAGCTCGCGCGGGTCGATCGCCCCGCCGAAGGCCTCGTCGATCACCTCGAGGATGTCCATGGATCCATCGTCGCGCATCTGTCATCCCTCGTAGTCGATCGGCGGGAGGCCGCGGCGGAGCTCCTCCGGGGTCTGGGGCATCCAGGCGGGCTCGAGCGGGCGGAGGTGCAGGACCCGGATCTCGTGGAAGACCGCGCCCTCGTCCAGGCCATCCCGGTCCACGAGCTCCTGCATGTACTCCTGCTGCTGCAGGGACAGGTGCTTGATGTCGATCCGGTCCACGACGTACTTTCCCTCGACGAGCTTGGGCGCGGGTCCGTAGTGCCCGTCGAACACGAACAGGTCCGGCGGGATGTCGTCGGCGGTGGAGTCCATCATGTTCGCCGCCACGACGGAGTCGACCTCGTACTGGATCGCGCGCGAGGCGGCGATGTCCCCCATCGCGGCCTTCCACGGGTAGACCTGCGCGCTCCAGACACCGCCCTTGTACGAGTCCCGCTCGTGCTTCTCTGCATCGGTCTCGGCGTGCCAGGAGTCCTCGATGTAGGCGGCCTTCTCCGAGTCGTCCCACAGGTTCCAGTTCGGCGGGACGATCCCGCCGCGGTGCTTGGCCCGCACGGCCACGGCGTCGAGCTCCTTGCCCTCCAGCGTCCCGAGGCGCTCGCCGAGGTCGTGCTCCATGTTGGACGACTCTTCGTCCTCCCACGCATACATCTGCTCGTCCGTCTCGCGCATCATCCGCATCGCGAGGCCCGAGCCCTGGGAGTTCTTGGCCTGGTTCCACGCCGCGAGCTCGCCCAGGAGGTCGACGTCGTACTCGTCGGTGTTCGGGACGACCGACATGGCCGGCGGCGTCCAGCGGCCCTCCTGGGCCGTCCCCTGCGCGGTGGCGTCGAAGTCGATGACCGTGCCCACCCGGGGGTTGAGCAGCGGGTGGCTCTCGTCCGCGCCAAGGAAGCGCTTCTGGCCCTCCTTGGACTGCATGGTCCGCAGGACGGCGGAGTAGTACTCGGCGGCGTTCATGGTGGCCGGGGGCTGGTGGAGCTGCCAGGCCGGGGCGTCGTCGAACTCCTCCTCGACCTCCTCCTCCATCTGCTGGGCGGGCTGGTCGTCGACCGGGGGCAGCCAGTAGATCCGGACGACCTTGCGGCTCTTCGACCGCGCGCGCAGCGCCTCACCGAACCCGGTGTCCTCGGGAGCGACGGCGGCCAGGCCCATCCCCTCGTCCAGGGACGATGCAGCCAGCCCGCGGTCCTCCGAGACCATCGTCAGGCCCTGGTCCTCCGGGGCGAGCAGCAGCCCGAGCCCGTCGTCGACGAGCGTCAGCCCGCGGTCCTCCGCCGGAGCAGCCACGGCCCGCGAGAGCACGTCTGCCACGAGCCTGGCGTCGGCCGAGAGCTCGGGGTCCTTGACCTTGACCCGCTGCTCGGTGCGGGAGAACTGCCCCTCCTTGTCGCGCTTGACCTTGGTCTCCTGCCAGGCCTTGTGGAGCACCTCTGCGTAGGTGAGCTCGATCGTGCACCGGCAGTTCGGGTGCACCCCGGGCGCGATCAGGCGCCGGCCGCCGACCTCGAAGGAGTCGGCCAGCGGGACGGCCACGCCGTCCAGCGGCCCGCACACCGCGCAGACGCGCTCGTCGTCGGCGGTGATCCAGCGCTTCTGCGCGTCGGCCGGGAGCAGGCCCTGGCGCTGCTGCATCGACCACACGAGCTGCTTGGCGAGCTGGGTGGCGTGGTAGGCCTCGTTCTCCCCGATCTTCTCCGCGCGCCGGCGCAGGAGCGTCGTGACGAGCTGGCGCGAGGCCTCGGGGACCTCGACGAGCGAGAAGGCCGTGGGCCGGGTCAGCAGCGGGGTGATGTAGATCCGCATCCCCTTGGAGTCCAGGCCGTAGCCCTGCACCGCCCGGCGCCAGGCCAGGTCCCGGTCCCAGCCAGCGTTGAGCTGTGCCTGGAAGCCTTCGACGAGCGCCTGGGTGCTGGTCTCGTTCGCGTAGTCCCCGAGCGCCTGGGCGTACTGGGCGGCCATGAACTCGGTCTCGTTCATGGTCATCTGCCGGGTCGAGCCGAGCAGGAAGGCGTGCAGGACGCCCGGGAAGACCACCCGCATCCACATGGGCGCGACGAACTCCCACGCCTGCTCGAGGCGGCGTACGGCGGCCCCGGGGGTGGGAGGGGCCGGACCGTCGTCCAGGAGCTTGGCGGCCATGAGCCCGAACGCGGTGAGCAGCCCCGCGGCGATGACGATGCCCGCGCGGCTGTGGGGCTCCTCGTTCTCGGGCTCGACGTACCCCTCGAGCCCCCCTCCGTTCAGGAAGGACTCGACCGGGTCGACCGAGAGATCGACGCCGATGCTCACCTGGTCTCCTTGATCCCTGCCTGTGCCTGGATCTGCTCCCACCACGTCGGCGAGACCTGGCCGCCGGAGATGGCCACGCCGCCCTGCGCTGCGATGCTCGCTGCCGCAGCCTCGGCGGCCGCGGGCGAGGTGGTGACCAGCGTGGCCTCCTGGACCTCGGTCTCGGCGTCGCCCTGGGCGACCGTGCCCTTCTTCGCCCGCAGGTCGTTCGCCTGGGCCGCGTGCCGGGCGACCTGGGCGACCAGGTCCAGGCCCTTGAGGTCGGCCAGCAGCTCGGTCTTGCTACCGACCGGGAGCCGGTAGCGCACCGGGTCGCTGGCGTGGTCGGCCTCCTGGCGCTCGAAGCCCCTGATCTCGTCGACGACCTCGGCCCGCTTGGCCGCCAGCTTCTGGGGCAGGTCCACCACCGGGACGCCCGCGAGGCCGTGCTTGCGCAGGGTGCGGCGGATCCCCTCGTCGGTGTCGAAGAGACGGACGAAGTGCGCGAGCTTGATCTCGGGGTCCGAGCCGCCGGCGTCGGCGGCGTACTGGTCGCCGAAGTCGTAGTCTTCGGTCCCGCCCCCGCTGATCGCGTCGACCGGGTCCCACGCCTTGCTCTTGGCCTTCGTGCGCCCCAGGGCGGCGTCGAGGTCGACGTCGAACAGGCTGTGGGTGACGATCGCCTTGAACTCCTCGTCGAGCTTGCGCTGGTACTCCATCGGGCCGACCGTGGACTCGTACGACGGGTTGAAGATCGCGGGGAACTTCTCCTCGAGCACCGGGCGGGTCTTGTCCCCGATGACGTTGCCCTTGGCCTTGTCCCAGTCCACCCCGAGCCCGATGCCGCCGGCGCGCTCGGAGATCTTGGTCTGCTTGCGGATGGCGTCCACGGCGTCCTTGCGTGCGGCGCGCTGGGCGGCCTGGGCCGACAGCGTGGCACCGGCGGCGGGGGGAGTCGCCTCCGGGGTCTTCGCAGCGGGTGCGGGCGAGGTGGCCGGGGCGGCGTCTCGCTCGGGCTCCTCCGGGCTGGTGGTCTTGCCCCGCCCGTAGTTCTGGAATCCGGTGGTGTCGGCTCCGCGCTTGGGTCCGCCGCCGATGGTCGGGTCGAAGTAGCCGACCCTGGCCCCTGCCGGACGGTTGAACCGCGGCTTCACGTAGCCCTCGTCGGCAGGCCCGCGCAGCTCGCGGCTGGAGTAGCGCGAGACGTAGTACGGGAACTGCTCCATCAGGGCCTGGCCCGCGTGGTCGTACCCCGAGCCGTCCAGGGACAGGTTGTTGATCCGGCGGCGCTGCTCGTCGATGGCTGCGGCCTTCTGGGCGGCGATCTTGCCCTGGATCCCCAGGGTCTCGGCGGCGGCCTCGGGCGAGCCCCACTTCGCCTCGATCTCCTTGTCCGCGCGAATCCGGGCCATCCGCTCGACGTCGTCGCGGTTCGCGTCAGGACCGTACGCCGCAGCGCGCGATCGCTCGCCTGCCAACTCGCGCGCGCGGATGGCACGGGAGTCTGCGGCGATGACGTCCTCGAGGCTCTTGACCCCGTCGTAGCGCATCGTGCCGGCGAAGTCCCGCGCGCCCTCGTCCAGGGCCGCCACGGTGATCTCCGCGTCCCGCTTGGCCGAGAGCTTGGGGTAGACCCGCTCGCGCTTCTTGAGGTTCTCCAGGGCCTTCTCGTAGCCGTCCGGGTCGTCGACCGGGTCGAAGCGCTCGGCCGCCTGATCCTTGAGCTCGGCGAAGCGGCTGGGCTCGATCTCCCCGATCGCGACCTTGCGGCTCTTCACCGCGTCCAGGAGCTGGCCGTAGCGGCTCACCATGCGCCCGGCCTTGTCGTTCAGGCGGCGGCCGCCGCGGAACGAGTCGTCGAACTCCAGGGTGAAGATGCCCGAGTTGGAGACCACGGTGACGCTGCGCGCGCCCGAGACCAGCCCGGTGTAGACGTCCTCGGTGGTCAGGCCGCCGTACGCGCGCGTGCGCACGTACTCCCCGCCCTTGAGGTCCTTGAGGTTCTTCAGGTTGAACGGCAGGTACCAGTCCTCGCCGTACCCCACCGACTCGTGCGCGACCCGGCCGTGGCGGTCGATGATGACGCCCTGGCTGGGAGGGATGGTGCCCGACTGGCGCTGGAGCTCGTAGAGGTCGGGGTTGGGCAGCCGGCTCTTGAAGTAGTCGATGAGCGGCGACTCCTTCTGGCGGCCGGTCTCGGTCGAGGTCCAGCCGTAGATGACCGCGTGGCGCGCGCGGGAGTTCGTCTCGGCGCGGTCCCCGCCGTCGATCGCCTGGTTGCGGGTCTCGCGCACCGCGGCGTCGATCGCCCCCTGGAGCCGGGGGTCGGGCTTCTTCTCCACCCCGCGGTAGCGGTACGCCGCGCGCCGGGTGGCCGGGCCAATGACCTTCTCGGCCTCCGGGCCGTACTCGCCCACGACGCTGGCGACCTGGGCGGCGAGCTTGGCCTGGGGCGGGGCGTTGTCGCCCATCACCCGGGTGGCCAGGTCCCCGATGCCGCGCAGCCGGTTGAACATGCGGGTGGTGCCGGTCTCGTCGCCGGTCTGGCCCGAGGTGTTGTACCCGTGCAGGCGGGTGGCGGTCTGGTTCACCGCGGCCGGGTCGCCCAGCAGCCCTGCGGTGCCCGAGGCCGCCGAGCCCAGCGCGGCCGCGGTGCGGGGGTTGCTCATGGCGGTGACGAGGTCGTACGCCACGCCACCGGCCGACAGCGGGGGTTTGTGGTTGAGGGTGACCTCCACCAGCGTCTCGTCGTTTCCGAACTTCCCGGGAGTCACGACGTCCTGAGGGGACAGCCCCACGGTCGCGCGGGTGGTCACCGAGCCGTCCTTGGCCCGCCAGACCGACCGGACGTAGGTGTCCATCACGTCGAAGCCGTTGTCCTGGGCGGCGTTCATCTCGTCCGCGACCTGCTGCAGGGCCTGGGCGTACTTCTGCTTCTGCGCCCCGGACAGCCCGTGGCCGGTGGCCTCGACCCCCTCGATGCGGACCTTGCCCGCGCGCCCGGGGGTGTAGGTCACCCGGCGGCTTCGGCGGCCCTCGACCCGGGCGAACTGCCCCTCGGCATCGCGGGTGCGCGGGTCGGCGCCGAAGGCCTTGGAGATGACCTCGAGCTGCTTGCCGGTGACCGTGTCGATCGCCTTCTGGATGACCGTGTGGTTGTCGAAGATCTCGTTCTGCACCAGCTCGTGCAGGACGAAGGGCAGCGCGGCCAGGGCGTAGTCGGGGTCGGCCATGACCCAGGCGTGGGCCTTGGCGGCCTCCTCGTGGTTGAACCCGGCGCGCTTGGAGACGCCCTCGTTCACGCGGACGAGCTTCACTTCGCTCCACCCTTCTTCGGCGGGGTCTTCGGCGCCGGCCGCTTGCTCGCGGCCTGCTTGGCCTGGGCGAGCTTCACCCGGTGCATCTGGTCCGCATGGTCCATCTTCTGCTTCGCCCCGGCAATGCCGATCTGGTGCTTCTCGTCCGCGTGCGCGAGGCCCTGCTCTCCCTGGGCCTGCGCCATGGCGTCCGGGCCCTGCTCGCGCGCGGCGGCCCGGTCCTGCATGTCCATCTCGCCGCCGACCATCTGCTGCGCCGCGCCGGTGGCCTGGGCCTGCAGGGTGATCATGTCCAGGCGCTGCTGGGCCAGTCGCTGGACGAAGGACTGCCGCTCCTCGGTCTCGCGGACCATGATCTGGTCCTCGTCGAGGTCGGGCAGTCGCGCGGCCTGGCGCAGGAACTTCTCGAGCTCGGGGTCCGGGAACCACTGCACGCCGGCCGAGCCCATCGCCGTCATGAACGAGGCGAGCTGGGTCAGGTCCGGCGGGTCGACGTCGGAGGGCTCGATCTTGGGCAGGTCGTCGAGCTTCCAGTCGTTGACCTCGAACAGCCGCGGCACCAGGTAGCGGTTGAGCACGTCCGCGATGGACTCCGCGATGGAGTTGATCGCGGAGCGGAACAGGCCGCTCTTGTCGGTGTGCAGGGCGTAGGAGCCCACGGACTCGTGCCCGACCAGGATGAAGTCGGCGAGCACGGTCATCAGGATGCGCTGCTCGTACCGCTGGATGATCCCGTTGGTGTCGAACTGCCGGGAGCCGCCGGAGTTCAGCAGGCTGAAGTCGTAGAGGTCGTTCTTGGTCTCCGGGTCGATCTCGCGCGGGAAGATCAGGCCGTCCTGATCGTCCCTGCGGATGGTGCGGACCATCTTGCGGAAGGCGGCCAGGGTGCTGGCGTCCTGGGTCCCGGGCTGCGCGGTGAGCAGGCGCATGGGCACGCGCGCGACCGGGAGGCCGGCGAGGTCGCGCTCGGCGCCGATCCCCTCGATCTCCTCGATCCGCTTCTTGTAGAACCACGGGCGGTAGGCGTTGCGCAGCAGGCTGCGGCCCTCGGGGTTGCCCTTGGCCGTCGAGACCCGGAACAGCAGGCTCTTCTCGATCGGGAGCGCCTTGCTCTGGTACAGCGGCGGAGCCATCTGGATCATGCCCTTGACGCCGCCGGACTCGTCGAACACCCAGCGGAACAGGGTCTCCTGCGCGCGGATGGGCAGCTTCCGGATGCCGATCTTCCCGTCCGTGAACCTCGAGCGGTTCCGGGGGTCCTTCTCCCAGGGCCCGATCCGGCGCTTGTAGACGACCTCGTGCCAGGACCATCCGTACGGCAGCATGGTCAGGACCTCGGAGATGAAGTCGTCCCAGGTGTGGGACATGTCCTCCATGCAGCTCTCGAGGAAGTCCGCGGCCTCCTGGGCGTCCGGGCCGTCGCCGGCCTTGACCCGCCAGTCCACGTTGCGCAGGAGCCGGTCGACCGCGAACAGCAGCGCGCCCACGACGGGCTCGTTGTCGGCCATCTCGCGGTAGACCTGCACGGCCTTGCGACCGCGGAGCTGGGGCAGGAACTCCTCGTCGACATAGCCCGCGGAGCGCCGCAGACCCGTCAGGCCGCCCTCGGCGAACAGCGGGATGGCGGGGATCTCCTCGGGCTGGCCGTCCAGCTCGTCGTCCGCTGCGCTCATACGTCCATCCTCCCGGAGTTGTCTATCTAGGCCAGGAAGCTGATCCCGGCGGGCTCAGCCTCCCGCACGACGATCCCCTCGGTCGGGAGCCGGCGGGGGTCGTCCTCCTCGTCGCTGTTGCGCGGGTTTGCGAACAGGATCTGGTCCTTGGTCGGGCTCTGGTCCCGCAGCTCGACCACCGGTCCGGTCATCCCGCCGATGTGCCGCTGGGCCGCGCGCCAGGCCAGCGCCAGGGCGCAGACCTCGTCCGGGAGGTGGTACTGCTGTGCGCTGGAGTAGAGGTCGCCGACCTGTGCGTACTTGTGCGCGATGTAGGCCGAGGGGATCTTGGGGAACTGGAAGCGCCCCCGCTCGACGGCGTTGACGTACTCGGTGAGCATGTTCGAGCGCTGGGCCCCGGTCATCAGGAAGCCGCGCGCGCGGACGTCGAGGTAGTCGTTGACCGCGTTGCCCACGCCGGTGCCGTCGTGGATGGCCGAGAGCGGGTTGTACGTCTGGATCGCCTCGTTGTAGAGCCCGATCATGAAGGGGTACGGACGTCGGTTCACCCGGACGTAGTGCACGATCCTGATCGGCTCGACGTCGATGCGGGTGACCACGATGACCGTGTAGTCCTGCTCCTTGGCCCAGTCCGCCGAGACGATGTACTGGCCGCGCTTGACCGGCTTCTCGAAGGTGAAGGTCTCGTAGTCCTGGAGCGTCTCGTGCTTGAGCATCTTCTCCGGGACGAACGGGAGCGAGAAGGTGCGGTCCACCGAGTCGGAGTCGAAGGCGCGGTTGCCGATCGAGGGCTCGCCGAGCTCGTACTCCACCCGCCACATCTCGGCGGGGATCTGGTCCTTCTTCGCGTCGACCGTCTCCTGGGTGAGCCAGCCGTCCACGGGGTTCATCGACTCGCGGTAGCACCAGGCCTTGGTCGGCTTGCCGGCCTCCTCGAAGCGCCGCTTGACCGTGGTGAACGTCCCCAGGGGGTTCTGCCAGGTCGAGCACATCACGGTGTAGGGCTTGATCGAGACCCCGAAGTTGTTCTTCTGGGGGAGCGGCTGCCCCAGCGCGGCATCCAGGATCTTGAGCTCCATCTCGTCGATCTCGTCCAGGAGCAGGAACGGCGGGTGGGGTCCGCGCACGGTGCGCTGGGACGCGGTCAGCGGCCGGATCTTGGCCTTGTTCGAGAACTTGATCATCTGCGCGCCCTCATGGACGATCATGTCCCGCGGCGCGTTGACGTAGTCCAGGGCCTCGCGCATGGCCTCGTGGACGTTGACCGACTGCGCCATCGAGCCGCCGACGATGTTGCAGTGGGCGCCCTTGAAGATCGCCTTGGTCAGCCCGAGAGTGGCCAGCGTGAAGGACTTCCCGCTCAGGCCTCGCGAGCCGTGCCAGAAGGCGTCCGCGCCGTCCCGCTCGAAGTAGGCGTCGGCGAAGGCCGAGAAGGGCGTGACGTGCTCGGGGCAGACCGGGGTGCGCGGGATGGTGACCCCGAACATCGCCTTCACGGACCAGTAGAGCTCGTCGTCGGTCTCTGGCGGCCGCGGCATCACGAACCTGACCACGGGGCTCCCTCAGATGTAGTGCCGGATCTTGCGCCGCCGGGGCGGGTCGAGCTCCTCGAAGTACTCCACCTCGACCACCACGAAGCCGGTGTCGGTGCCGTACGCCTTCCAGGCTGCCACATCGGACGGCTCGGGCAGCACCTCGGGCGCCAGGGCGTGGACGAGACGGTAGACGTCCCGCGCCCTGGTGGCCATCACCCGACCTTGCTCTTGAGCACCGCGATGTCGGTCAGGGCCGAGTCGAGCTTGCCGTCCAGCTCGTTCACCGTCTTCTCGGTCCTGTCCGCGGTGTCCCGCAGGCTGGACCCCCGGTTCGGGCGCACCTGGTACGTGATCGCCGAGACCTGGCCGCCGAGCGCCTCGAGCTGGTTGGTGTGCGCCGACTGGACCTCGCCGAGCTCCTTGGCGGTGTTGATCAGCCCGTCCACCTTGCGCTCGACGGGCTTCACCACGTCCTTGAGCTCGGTCAGGATCCGGCTGGAGAGCCACTTCCTGAACAAGGTGATCACCGCCGCTACCAGCAGGAGGTCGCCCAGGATCGCGGCGAGCCACAGGTGTGCCGTCGTCAGTTCCATGCCCCGTTGTGTCCCCTTCGGGCTCGAGTGCGGTCAGCTACTTCTTCCAGCCCGGGATGTCCCAGGAGTAGCACCAGCCGACGTAGACGTAGCCCCATCGGTCCTGGATCTCCGAACGCTTCACCCGCCCGATCCGGCCGTCGACGGGCTGGTCCACGGTCCAGATCGTGTCCTTCCACGACTGGACGGCGACGTGGCCGTGCTTGCCGCCGCGCCACATCGGGATGCCTCCGACCGCCGGCCTGCCGGCCTTGAGCTTCCCGGCCCGGGCGACGGCGTTGATCATGGCGTGCGCGTCCCAGTACCCGGCGGGGCCGTTGGTGAACGCGCGGCCCACGGCGCCGACGCAGTGGCCCTTGACCGCGATCCCGTCCGGGGGCAGGGTCACCGCACCCTGGTCCGACAGCCGCTTGAGCCAGAGGCGGGCGGCGAAGTTGGAGCGGACGATCTTAGGCATCCTGGCCTCCGTCGCCCTCCGGCTCGACGACGTCCGCCGGCGGCGGCGGGATCTCGTGAGCGCCCAGGACCTCGGTGGTGACCCCCTTGCCGATGCCGTACGAGGTGTCGGCCGGGTTGATCATGCGCCACAGGGCGGTGCCGGCTGCGGTCAGGAAGATGAGCAGGAGGGCGTCGAACGAGGTGTCGCCGCCCGTGACGGCCTGCTGGACGACGGCCGCGAAGCCGGCACCGACGCAGACGTTGATGATGGTGCGGAGGGGCTTGGGGATCTTCTCCCAGACCAGACGCAGGGCTGCCAGGAGCTGGCTCACCCACAGGATGAACTGGTTCATGCCCCCATCCTCCGGTCCCCGTCCAGCCTCACAGCGTGAGGACGATGGCGTTGGCCCCCACCCGGAACTCTGCCGAGTCCACCACCGGGATGGGCGCCGGGAGGGCCTTGGCGGTGAGCATGTGCCCGCCGACCGCGGCGTCCATGACCGCGAGCCAGGAGACCGTGCACGCGGGCATGTTGATGAAGCGCAGCGCGCCCAGCCCGATGGTCTTGGTCCCCGGGACGCTCCAGACGCACGGCAGGCGCTCGTAGTCGCCGCCCACGACCTCGCTTGCGGTCGACCCCAGCGCGGTGGGGTCGGCGGTCAGCAGCGCGAGGTAGGAGGGCTGGTCGATGAAGTACCGCTGGAGGATGTCCCCGCCGAGGTAGTTGGTCAGCACACTGGTCACGTCGTCGACTCCTGTCGTATCCACGGCCGGGATGACCGGCTGGATCTGGATGAGGCTGTCCGTTCCGTCCTGGGCCCGCTCGGCCCAGGCCAGGATGATCAGATCCGCCGTGAGCTGGACGGTCGACCAGCCGCGGCGCGTCCGGGTCGAGTCGAAGGTGAGCCGGGCGGTGCTCGAGACGGCCACGCTCCCCACGTAGAGGCGCGCGTCGCCCGCCTCGTCCGTGTAGGTCGGCGGGTCCCCGCCGTCCGCGACGCTGGCCGTCTCCCCCGCCACGCCCACCTGGTACCCGTCGATGAGCGCGGTCCCGTCGCCGTGGCCCATCCTGACGGCGGCGGCGAACGAGGTGTAGGTGGGCGTGGTCCCCGACCTCGAGGGGATGACCACCGTGGTCGCCAGGGTGGACGCGTTCACCGCGACCAGCCCGCTCGCTCCGCCCGAGTCCCAGTACCAGTCGGCCGTCGACCCGGTGATCGCGGCCTCCGAGTGCACGGTCACCGTCGCCCCGGTGATCTGCACGAGCTGGATCTTCACCCCGCCGCCGGTGACCTCGGTGCCGTCGACCCAGTAGCCCCCGCCCAGGTTGACCGCGCCCCAGCCGGACCGGCGCAGCGTGGCGACCGGGGCCGTGCCGCCGGCCGAGACGGTGGTGCCGGACACCTGGAGCGTGAGGTAGTCCTCGGCGTCGGCCACCCCGGCGGTGTAGTGCAGCCGGTTGATCAGGATGTGGCCGCTGCTCGAGGCGTAGGCGTACCAGTCGTAGGCGTTGGCCGGGCTCGCGTTGGTCAGGTCGTACGGCGTCCCCAGCGTCGGGGCGGCCCCGGTCCAGGTCACGATCACCACGCGGGTCCTGGCGGTGAGCGTGCCGCCCGACACGTTGAGGTTGTACTGGCGAACGACCACGGCGAAGGTCCCGCTGGCGATCGGGAGGAGGACGAAGTCGCACTCCTCGAACACCTGGCCGGAGATGTACGAGCTCCAGGTGTACGTCCCGATCAGGTCGCCGTCCGAGTCCAGGCAGGCGAGACGGAACTCCCCGTCGACCACCCGTCCGAGCACGAAGCGGGTTCCCGAGACCTTGACCGCGCATCGGGCGACGTGGTCGTACCCGGCCCCGGGGTCCAGGGTGGAGTCGATGAACCGGTAGGTGTACGGCTCGCCAAGAACGGCGCTCATCGGTAGGTGTTCCCTCCGGTCGGGGTGATCCTGGGCGCGGTCTGGTACTGGGCGCTGCGGGGGTTCTGCCCGGGCTGCCCGGTGATCCGTGCGCCGGCCTCCACCTTCCCCAAGGTGTCGTCCCGCTGCCCCAGGCGCAAGGGGGGCTCGATGTCGCGCGCGATGAGGAAGCGCATGGCGCTCGGGCGCAGCACGGTCCGGGAGGCGACCAGGGCGGCGTTGACGAACTGCTGATTGAGGAGCCTCGACATCGAGGCCTGGTAGTCCCATGCCCCGGCCAGCGCGCCCGCGTGGTTGACCGACAGCGCGCGGGAGAAGTTGTGCGCGGGGTCCTGGAGCCACGCGCGCACGTCCGCCTGGGTGGGGAAGAAGCCGCCGTGCGGGATCTGGTCGGCGGTGAGCTCGGGGGCCGTGGTGGGGAGGCCTGCGACGCTGAGCGTGACGACCTCCGAGGTGCTCGGGGACACGGCCACGCTGGCGGCCGCCGAGGAGTGGTTGTGCAGGAAGGTCTGGTGGTCGAAGAACGGGACGTACGGGGAGACCGCGAAGGGTGCGGGGTTGTAGAGCCGGATGTCCGCGGTGAAGCCCGTGGTGTTCGTGGCAACGCCGGCGATCGAGATGTCGATCTCGCTGGAGATGATCCGCGCGCTGGGGTTCGACGCCCCGCTGGTCCAGATGGCCTGGGCGGACTCGTACTCGACGATGTACTCGTCCGGGCCGAGCAGCGGGTCGATGAGCGCGAAGGTGGCGTCGCGGCGCGCGTTGACGTTGCCGATGTCGTACCCGGGGAAGAACCACCCCTGGACGGTCCAGAGCTCGGTCTCGCAGATGTGCAGGACGGACGGGTCCCCGAAGGGGAAGGAGCCCGAGATGTAGTCCGTCCTGCTCCCGGCCTTCCCGGCGGTACCGGACCCCCAGCCGCCGAACTCGTCCCAGGCGAGGTTCGAGACGATGACCATGTCCTCGGGCAGCACCTGCTGGTAGGTCCCCAGGAACGAGCTCCAGGTGTCGCCGGACACGCGGTTGCCCAGGCGGGCCTGCTCGAACATGTAGTCGATCGTCACCGCCGGGACGCCGTCGCCGAAGACGCCCGAGGTGCTCACGCCCTTCGCGTCCCCGGGCACGTCCAGGTCGGCCAGCCCCCAGCGCTCGCCGGTCGCGGTGGTGGCGTCGTAGACCAGGACCTCGTCGGGGGCCTGGTACCAGTCGCTCCAGCGCGTGATCGTCACGTCCCCGGCTCCTGCCGGAACATGCGCCCGAGGAAGTAGGTGTTCGGGTTGCTCGAGGTGGCGTAGATCGCGGCGTGGATCGTGATCGCGCTGGTGGGCTGCTTCTGCCCCGGCTTGGCCGAGACGATCCAGTTCGGGTTGTTCGTGCAGTTGAAGGAGAAGCCTCCCTCGTCGACGAGCTTGCCGGTCTTGGGGTTGCCCGCGGCGTACGAGCCCGGGGAGTAGCCGGCCCGGTTCTCGTAGTTGCCCCAGCCCACGATGTAGGACTCGTCCGGGCCGAAGAAGTTGCCCGCCGGCCAGGGCGCGCCGTTGGGCTGGGTGCTCTCGAACGCCCCGGGGAAGAAGGCGCTGTGCTGCCCGTTCGACATCGGCATGTAGGTCAGGGTGGCGTTGGCGTAGTACAGCGAGAGGTGGAACTCGGCCGTGGTGTCGATGTTCCCGTTCTTGTCGAAGGCCACCATCTCGATGCGCCGGATGGTCCCGGCCTGGCTCATCAGGATGGGGAAGAACGCCCAGCGCCCGTTCGGGCTCGACGCGCCGGTCTTCACCCGGACGTAGTACTGCGGGTAGTTCTTGGGCGGGAGCTGCTGGGCGAGCGCCGTCCAGGGGAACAGGCTGCCCTTGGCCCCGGCGTTGTGGATCATGTCCTTGGCCCGCTTGGGCATGAAGCCCGAGCCCGCGGTGTAGTCCCAGGGCGCCATGACGTCCTCGACGAGCACCGTGCGCTTGTTGATCTGGAGCATCCGGCTCGGGGTGAGCGGGTCGCGCGTGCGCTGGATGACCTCCTCGAGCGTGAGCAGGTCGCGGAACTTCGTGTCGACCTTGAGGGTGACCGAGCCCGACTCGGGGTTCGCGGTGACCTCCGCGATGTGGAAGCGCATCCCGGTCTCGCCCGTGCCCATGAAGCCCTTGAGCAGCATCGTCATGCCGGCGCGGATCTGCCACCGGCTCAGCAGCGTCGTGGGGTCGACGCTCACCACGATCTGCCCCACCCAGCCCGGGTCGCTGTCGCGCGCGAGCTGCTTGACCGCAGCCCCCGTGGCGGACTTCTGGTCGAAGCCGGAGCCGAACCGCTGGTAGGTCTCGTAGACCATCCGGGTCTTGTCGTAGAACTGGTTCTCCTGGGTCGGGTAGACCGTGGGGTGCCAGGCCAGCGGGGCGTAGTCCGTGCGGGAGCCGTCGTTGGAGATGACCGCGTTGCGCCAGCCCGTGCCGTCCACGCCGGTGCCCTCGCCGTAGTAGACGTTGGCCTTCTGGGTGGAGTCGCGGGTGAGCCGGCCGGTCTTGACCCCGACCTGCCCGTACCAGAACGAGAAGTCCGCGTCGCGGAAGCGGTCGCGCACCTCGAGCACGGGCTGTCGGCCCGGGTAGTTCATCAGCCGCCACTGGTTGCCCGGGGTGACCCCGGAGTCCTCCTGGGTGAACATCACCGCGAGCAGGGACTGGATGAAGCCCGTTCCCGCCCGGTCCCAGGAGCCGGTGTCGCGCGAGGAGTAGCCGGTGATGTTCTCCCCCGGCTTGGCCCCCACCGCGGTGAAGCGGGTGGTCTGGCCGCCCGGCTGGCGCTTCTTCCAGCCCTTGGGCCAGGCGATGCGCAGCCCCTTGGTCCGCATGTTCGGCCGCCGGACGGGGCTGAGCTCGGTCCGGATCATGTACTCGTAGGTGAAGGGCCTCGGCGGGAAGGCGGGCTTGGACAGGTAGCGGTCGGCCTGCAGCAGCGCGCCCTGGCAGCTCACCACCAGGACCGAGCCGGTGTCGGTCTCCTCGATGTCCAGGCTCGCGACGAAGCCCTCCCAGAGGATCTGCTCGGTGCCGTAGGACAGATCCTTGCGGCCCGTGATCGGGCTGATCAGGTCGGTGCCCGCGACGGCCGGCACCCAGTAGATGTCGACGTTGGACTCCTCGGTGAGCCAGCGCTGCAGGTCCGGCCCCTCGAGGTCGTCGTACCCGGTGATCGAGGGGAACTTGAGCGTGGCCACGCCCTCCCCGAAGGGGTCGAGGTAGGAGTAGGAGTCGATGATCGTCTTGGCACCGCGGAAGACGGTCACGTCCGTGGGAGAGCCCCCGGGCGCGGTGAAGACGACCTGCCACGTCCCAGCGGCCGTGTAGGTCTCGGTGAAGCCCCAGGGCAAGGGCACGACGCCTCCTAGACGTGGTACAGGTTGAACTTCCAGGTCGACGCGAGCTGCTTGTAGTGCGCGCGGAGCTGGTCCCCGGTCAGGGCCGAGGTGAACATCCTGATCTCGAAGACGGTCATGAACGCACCGAGGTTGTCGCTCACCGCGTCCGTGCGCCGGCCCATCACGAAGTAGCGGTGGGTCTTGACGTCAATGGTCCCGCGCTTGATGAACTTGTTGCGAACGTCCCAGGCCCCGATGTAGCTGCTCGACCCGTTGAACAGGCCGAACATCATCCTGGGCCTGGGCACGAAGTTGTTCCGGGCGATGACGTGCTTGCCGTTGCGCACCGCGTCGGCGCCGGTGTGCGAGGCCAGGATCGAGGTCCGCGACTGGTAGAGCATCAAGGACCGGTAGGCCAGGCCGTCGTCGATGGTGTGGTCCTGCCCGTCCGCGAGGGTGCTCGAGGTGGGCTTGCCGGCGTCCAGCACGTAGTGGCCGTACGTCCGGAACGGGTAGTCGTGCAGGATCCCGCAGACCAGCACGGTGAAGGGCTGGGCCAGCCCCGAGCCCCAGTCCAGCCACATGTGCTCGATGTCGTTGGCGTTGAAGTGCACGCCCTTGGAGTACGTCCGGTACTTCCCGTTCGGCCCGTAGTGGATGTGCCGGGCCACCCGCGGGGCGAAGGCCGTGCTCGACTTCCACGACGGCCCGGACCCCGTGGTCGTGGGCCAGGACAGGAGCTGGTAGCTGTTGGCCGCCACCGGCGTCGTGAGGGTGTTCACGCTCCAGGTGTACGAGGCCGCGACTCCCCCGGGCGCGGGGTTGTCCGGGTCGATCGGGTCGGGGTCCGGGACCACCCGGATGCCCGCCGGCCCCACGTTGATGCTCATGTTCGAGTCCGGCTTCACCCAGACGTCGGGCACCAGGGGCAGGCCGGAGACGATCGCGGGCGAGGGGATCGCCACCGTCACGCCCGAGCTCACCTGGATGAGCGCCTCCCCGATGTCGATCGGGGGCACGGTGATGACGCTCTTGCCCGTGAACGACACCGAGGCCATGTGCGGGGTGCTCGAGCTGCCGGAGCTGACCGGGCCGCCGCCGCCCGAGCCCGCGGTGGAGCCGTCGAGGTCGACGTCGAAGCTGCCCGGGGAGCTCAGGCGGAAGCCTCGCGCCAGCGTCCCTGCGAAGCCCAGCGCCGCGCTCAGGGCCTGGTTCCGGCGCTTGGTGCCCGCCCGGGTGCCTGCGCTGTTCAGCGTGGCGCTCACCTTGCGCGCGGTCCTCTTGGACAGGCCCTTCAGCTCCGGCACGGTGGCGCTGTAGAGCGCGGCGATCTGGGAGCCGGTCAAGGTCGTCGGATAGATCGAGACCTCGTCGATCGTGCCGGGGAAGCCGATGTCGTTCTCCCACCGGCGACCCACGTAGACCAGGGTGTTCGTCGGGCCGCTGACGCTGGCGCCCGGAGCGTTCGAGGCGGCCAGTGCGCCGTCGATGTAGATCCGAAGCGTGGTCCCGTCCCAGGTGCCCGCGACGTGGTAGATCTGCCCTCCGGTCAGGTCCGAGGGGATCTGCGCCACGTACCAGGAGCCGCCGGTGTAGAACGCCGCCTGCACCTTGCGGGTGCCGGCCTCGGTCCTGATCGCCCACGGCACCACGCTGCCGTCGTAGTTGGAGCAGACGATGCCGCCCTCGTCGAAGGTCGTGCCGTCGGGCTTGATCAGGCAGGCCACGCTCCACGCGGCGGTGTACCGCGCCAGCGTGGTGTCGGTGCGCGAGAAGTAGGTCGCGCTGGGACCGAAGGCGATCGCCGTGTTCGAGTCCCCGGCCAGCAGTCCTGCCACGCCGTACGTCGGGGAGCCCGTGGCGGTCAGGGTGCGGCTGTTCCCCGAGGAGTCCGCCAGGGTGCCCGAGGACTCGCCCATCCGCCAGTAGGCGGACGGCGAGTAGGCCAGCGCCGCATCCGGGTAGGTCAGCGGCGTGGCGCGGAAGCCCAGCGTCGCGCTCAGGCTCTGCGTGTAGGCGGTCACTCAGATCACCCGTAGCCGGGGCTGACGTAGCCTCCGCCGACGCCGGTGGGCCACAGGCTGCTCGGCACCCAGTCCCCGCCGGGAGGGGCGCTGGACTGCGTTAGGCCCGAGCTCGGCCAGGAGCCGAAGCCGTCCGTCGCGCTCGCTCCCTGGCCCAGGGTGTAGACCCGGTCGTTGGTGATGTTGGCGTAGGTGGGCTCGCGGATCGCCAGCAGGTAGCGCGCGCCGGAGTCGCCCTCGAGGTTGACCCGGCGGAACACCCAGCCCGAGTGCGTCCCGGTGGGGTTGCTCCTGCCGTCCCCGGGATCGAGGTAGGCGCCCTGGTAGCCGCAGTGCTTGGCCGTGAAGCCGTCCACCAGGAGCTGCATCGGCCCGCCCCAGGCCTGGATGGCGTCGGCGTGGACGGTGGCCTGGCTGCCGTACAGGTAGGCGTCGATCCTGATGTTCTGCAGGACGACGATGGTGTTGTTCTCCTTGCGCAGGCCGATCTGGATGCCGTCCGAGAGGTACGTCCCGGGCTTGAACCAGTGCCCCTCGAGGAAGACCACGCGGGTGGGGGCCGAGGCTCCCAGCGAGGAGTCGTTGATGCGGATCCCGCGCCGGCTGCTGTCGTACGACCCGGAGGGCACGCTGGTGCGGCCGCCGTGCACGCCGTCCTTCCACACCACGTTGCGGCCGCCGTTGAGGGTGACCGGGCCGGTGATGATGTCGCCCGAGGGCGGGGACAGCACGTAGTCGGTGTCGGCGCGCATGTTGATCGGGCCGCCATCGGCCGGCACGGTGATGGGCTCGTACCCAGCGGTGCTCGGCGGCGCCCAGGTCAGGCCGGAGATCGGCGTTCCGGTGGACGGGGTGTAGCCGCCCGACCCGCCCGAGGGGGTCGCGCCCGTGCCGTCCACGCCGGAGCCGGTGATCGTCTCGAACACGAAGGGCGAGGAGTCGGGGTTGTGCGCGGGCACCACGATGTCCCCGCTGTTGAGCACGAAGGTGTCACCCGAGGTCACCGGGAAGGGGCTGACGAAGTCGCCGGAGAACAGCTCGATGCCGCCCGTCGAGGCGTTCATCACCGCGAGCCGGGCCACTGCGCTGGTCGCCGCGAAGGTCGCGGTGTAGGAGCCCGAGAGCACCTTGGACACGCCCAGGGGGTTCGTGCTCACGGACTCGGTCCACGCGGTGAGCGCCACCCGCCCGCCGGACAGCGCGATCTCCGCGTCGGTGTCGTCGAAGAAGGCCAGGTAGGCGCCCGTGCTCAGGACCGGCGTGCCGATGTTCAGCGCGCTGTCCATGAGCAGGCGCAGCCCCGCCTCGGTCCACTTCGGGGACTGGATGCCGGCCATCAGAGCACCACCGGGTTCTCAGGGCCGCCCACGCCGATCGCCAGGCCGCCGATGGGGATGGAGAAGGCAGCACCGGCGATCACCCGGCGCGCGACGTCGAACTCCCCGTAGCCGAACACCTCGCCGTTGGTCGCCGCGGTGCACAGCGCCCAGTGGGTGATGATCCCCCAGTCGGCCGCCGGCACGGAGTAGTTCACGGCCACCAGGGACGTGCACACGCCCGCCGAGGAGACGTCCCAGGCCGAGGAGGCCATGGAGATGCTCTGGCGGCCGTAGGAGGCGTCCTGGGGCTCGATCGTGTCCAGGACGGTCCCGTCGAACCCGGTGTCCGGAACGCCCGCGCACAGGGCAACGTAGAGCGTCGCGGGCATGGTGGCGTTCCCGGTGATGATGTTCGCCACCAGGTCCGCGCCGTAGTCCGTGATCGAGGTGGGCATCAGAAGGCTCCAGCCACGGCGTCGGGGAGTCGGGGGACGGAGAAGGTCCACTTCACCTGGCGGGAGGCGATGCGCCCGGAGACGATGTCGTACTGCTCGTCCGCCCGCTTGCACGCCCAGGTGTGCTGGGTGCCGTCGATGGTGAGCTTGAGCTGGTACTGCCCCTGCCCGAAGGCCTCACGCAGAGTAGCCACGTTTGCCATCATGTTCGCGTAGCTGGAGCCCTTGACCTCGACGGTCACGGTCTCGATGACGTCGCCCAGGGTCGCGCTGTTCTCGACCTCGCCGCGCTGGTACGCGCTCGAGATGGAGTTCCGCTTCCAGCGCTTCTCCCCGCCGAGCATGGGGATGCCGCAGGAGTAGTTCAGGTGGTCGTTGATGTCGAGGTCCGCCAGGCCCAGGGCGGTGCGGGTGACCTTCGCGACCAGGGTGATGTCGGTCATCCGGCCTCTCCCATCTGCGCGGGGTGCTCGCCCAGGGCGACGGCCCGCATCGTCTCGACGAAGTTCTCCGAGGTCACCACGACGGTCTTGGTGGTGTTCTTCTCCCCGTTCGCGTCGAGCAGGCCCATGAGCTTGGCCCGGTTCATCGAGGCCTTCATCAGGGACTCGATGGCCTTGAGGTCGCCGTCGAGCACACGGGGCATGAGCACCAGCTCGATCTTGTCGAACAGCCCGAGCTCGTGGTTCAGGACCTCGCGCCGGCGCTCGCTGCCGAGCTGGAGGGCTGCTCGCTGCAGGTAGCCGTGCACGGTGAGCCGCGCGCTGTCCGCGCTGGCGTACTCGAGCTGGGAGGCGACCTCCTCCCACGACAGGCCCTTCTCGGCCCGCAGCCAGTAGGCCTGGCGCGCCCGCTCCTCGTCGCCGGCGTCCGGCGGGACGACCACGAGCTGGCCGTCCGGGCGGGTCTCCTTCTTCTTGCGGGGAGGCATCAGATCACGTCCCGCAGGCCTGAGTCGATCGCATCCGCGAGCTCCTTGAACGTCTGGACGGCTCCCCCGACGATGACCTCGACGGTCTCCTCCAAGGAGATGATGCCAGCCTCGATCAGGTCACGGGCCTTCTGCCTCATCATCGGGGTCGTCCCGGCCCAGATGCCGTACTCCTCCGGCTGGCTGATCGCGTGGATCGCGCAGCTCTCGATCACCGGGCAGGTCGAGCACACGGCCTGGGCCTTGCGGAAGCGGGCCGTGCTCAGGCTGGCCCTGGACTCGGGCGTGTCCCCGAAGTAGGTCTCGTCCCAGTCCACGATCTGCTTGCAGTGCGCCTCGGTGTGCCACAGGGGCATGTAGTCCTGCCACCGCGGGCTCATCGAAGGCTCGTCCATGCCCCAGAGCTCGGGGTCGATACCGGCGTGCTCCTCGACGATCACGAGGTCGATCGACACCCATCGGGAGTGCTCGACCACCCATACCCCCTCGCCCAGATGGTGCTCAGAGCGCCTGCGCTCGAGCAGCGACCTGCCGTCCGTAGAGGGCGATGCAGACCGCATCGACGAGGTTCTGGTCGCCACCACACTCGTCAGAGTAGGGGCGGTGATGATCTTTGAGCCAGTGCGACACCTCGGCCTTGGTCATGCGCCCGTTGCCGCAGACGTCGTGCTTCCAGACCGGGACGATGGCCTCGCGGCCTCCCACGGCGGCCATGAGCACCCCGAAGACCTGGTTGAGGTCGGCGAAGGTGGTGAGGTTCTTGGGACCGGCCAGGGGAGGGCGCTCCACCCAGACGTCGTCCTCTGGGGCGATGTACTCCTGGGCCTGGGCCTGGATGCCCATGAGCTCCATCGAGCGGTGCGGGAGCTTCTTCGCGTAGCCGATGGAGACCAGGTGCACGAGCTCGTCGTCCTCGAAGCCGGCCAGGTGGGCGGTCCTGACCCCCAGGTCGATCCCCCAGATCATCGCTTCCTCGGCAGCTTCAGGGCCTCGACCGCGCGCTTCTGCCGAGCCAGCCGCCTGACCTCGCGGTTGAACGGGTCCTTGGTCAGCGGGTCGGGATCGAACGGCTTGCGGGCGACCCGCCCGTACCCGATGAGGGGGGAGCCGCCGCCTATGACGCCGCCGAGCGCCTTCAGCTTCTTGGGCGGCATCCCCTTGTGCACGACCCCGAAGGCGCTGATCACTTCTTCCCTCGAGAGATGTTCCGGAACGCCTCTCCCTCGTCGATGTCCCGTGCGGCCTGGCGGGCCCACTCCTGCTGCGCGGCGGGCTTGCGGGCCAGGCGGGTGTTCTTGATGCGCTTCGCCGCCCGCTGGCCGAGCTGGTTGGCCATCACACGGGACTGGCTGTAGGAGATCCCGTCACCGAGCCGGCTGGCGCCGTCGAACGGCCTCTTGGGGTCGCGGGGGATCATCATCAGCGCGTCCTTGTCGACGCCGCGTCGCAGGGAGCTGGGCAGCCCCTTGCTGACCTCCCACGGCGGCGCCCAGCGCTCCTCGCCCCGCTCGAAGGACTTCTTCACCGGGGTGACCCGGATCTTCTGCCTCTTGGGCTTCTTCTGGGTGGTCTGGGCCAGCTTGACCCCGCCCACGGCTCCCGCCGCGGTGACCGCCCCGCCCACGATGGTGCCGGTCTTGCCCCCGTGCGTGCGGGCCATGAGCCGGCGCGCCCTCCACCCCGGCACGTCGCGGGGGTAGGAGCGGAAGAAGTCGACGTAGTTGCGCCCGTAGTCCTGGGCACGCACCGCCTGGCCCACCGGGATGCCCGCGGCCTTCTTCGCCGAGTTCACCCGCTTGGAGTCGCGGTTGGTCATCTTGGACCGGAACTTCGTCGAGTCCATGACGTGCTTGGCCGCGTACCCCGAGCCCTGGTACACGCCCTGCGCGGCGGCTCCGCCCACCACGGCGCCAGCAGCCTGGCGCTCGGTGGCGCTGCGCTGCTGGCGCTTGTGGACCACGCCGAAGGCGTTCGTCATCGGATCAGGAGATGACGGCGACGGTCACGCTGGTGACCGCCGAGTAGGTGATGTTCGCCGTGGGCGGGTTGGTGCCGGGCTGGACGAACACGGAGTCGATCGGGCCGAAGATCGCCGTCGCGCCGGCCGCCACCGAGAGGGAGACGTCGGGGTTGGCCTGGCCGTAGCTGGTGTTGCCCGGGACGTCGATGGTGACCGTCTTCGCCGACGCGTCGCTGTTGCGGACGAGCAGGTAGACGCGGTCGCCCGTGCGGACGGTGTCACCACCGGCGTTGGCCGCCGAGAAGGTGAGCGCGACTCCGCCGCGGACGGGGGTCTGAGCCGAGATCAGTGCCATGGGATTCCTCCTGGTTGGGCCTGCTCCCAGGCTACGGAGGGCGGCAAGTGGCTACGCGGGCAGGAGTCGAACCTGCGTGCTCCTGATCCAGAATCAGGGCGGGATGCCGGCAACCCACCGCGTAGAGCCGCTGGGGAGAATCGAACTCCCGTCTCCTGCTTGGAAGGCAGGGGCCCAAGCCACTAGACCACAACGGCGAGATGCTGGCGGTGGCGGACTCGCACCGCGCTCTCGTCAATCCCCGGCCTGCCCCGGGGGCCATCATCTTCCACCAGCGGTTGAAGAGTACCCAGACGCACGGAACCCCCGCCAGTGAACCAGCGGGGGTGTCCGGCCGCCCAGCCATGTAGGGCCGGGCGGAACCTTGGCCTGCGGTCGAGCTCCACCGGTGGGATGGAGTAGGCGTGCCGTTCGACGCCTCGTTCTTCGCTCTGTCGCAGCAGGCCCGGGAGGGGGTTAGCCCCCCCGAGCCATCCAGAATCTAGTGCCTACCCCTGACGCTCGTCCACCGGGATCTCGGCCGGGCTGAAGCGCACGAGGTACTCCTTGCCGAGCACGAACTCCTCGGCCGCGACCTCGTTGAGGATCTGCATGGTGATCTCCCCGGACGGGGTGTACTTCGACCACTCCTTGTTCTCCTCGCCCCGCGAGACCGCACGCAGCGTGACCTGCTTGGCCCCCTGGGTGTGCGAGTGCTCGGTGATGGTCTGGACGAAGAACTTGGCGACGACGGACATGGCGATGCCTCTCGAGCGATGGGATGGAGGAGAGGCTGCGAGGGGGCTTCTGGCCCAACCCGACCTACCTGAAGGCTACCCGTCAGGTCCAGCCCGACCCTCCTGGCGTAACTGCAACCTCCGATACCCCGGAGTTTGGTCTTAGGGCCTTGGAGCGAGACGGAGGTTGCAGCGCATCGTCTCGCCATCCTCCAGCTCGATGACCTCTGCTGATTCGATGTCGTACGTCAGGCCGTCCGCGACCAGGACCTGAGGAACGGCCCTGCTGGCCGGGAGGATCCCCATCGCGTCGAAGATGAAGTCGACCATCGCCCACCGGACGGAGTCCTCCAGCGCCGGCGTCAGCGCTGCCTCAGCCACGGGGGAAGTCCTTGGCCTTGATCTTGGCGAACTTCCCCGTGTTCTCCCCGACGCCGTGGAAGACGACGCCCTCCATACCCGGACGCTCGGCCAGGAAGTCCCGGATCCCCTCGTACGACCGGTCGGTGAGCGGGAGGACCTCGGCCACGACGTGCCGGAGCAGCACATGGCGGCTGAAGCCCTCGGGGTTGCCGTTGATCGCCGGCCCCATGAGCTCGTAGGTGCCCGTCGCCCACTGCATGGATCCGCCGGGCTCCAGCGCCTCGAGGAGGTACTTGTGCCACCCCGACTGCTCCATCGGCTCCCAGCCCATGGTCTTGCCGGTGACCAGGTCCTCCTCCATCGGTCGGAAGTTGGGCGGGGGCTGCTTGCCCGGTTTCACCTCGCGCCGCGCCCACCACTGCTCCCCGTCGTGCATCACGCAGGTGCCGTCGTACTTGCGCGTGGGGTACGAGCCCTGGGGGTCCAGGGCCCACTCGCACTCGGGGTTGATCACATCCTTGACCGGGTTGCCCTGGGCCTCCCAGTCGCGCTCGAACAGCGTCGGGATCTTCTTCACGGCGCCTCGCCCTCCTTCACCTCGACGAGGGTGAGCAGCTCGCCCGTGCGCAGGTAGTGCTCGTAGACCTGCGCGCGCTGGATCAGCGTCGTGAAGGCACCCTCGGCGGCGTCGGCCTCCCGGTACGAGCGCGCCTGGACCGCGGTCGTCAGCGCCAGGTGGCGGTAGTCCAGGTCGTTCGGTACGCGCTCGAGCTCGCGCTCGACGACCTGGAAGTGGGAGCTCGTGGTCACCGCCTCGCTGATGAGCAGCTTGGTGGTCTGTCCCAGACCGGATGCAGCCGCGGCGTCCACGGCCTCCTGCACGGCCTCGTTCTTGAGGTTCAGCCCGATCTCATTCTGTGCCATCTTCGTCGTCCTCTTCGTCGGTGGGGGTGGGGTGGTTGGTGGCCAGCAGGCCGGCCGAGAGTTGGATGTTGCTCCCCGCAGGAGGGAGGTCCCCGATGAGCATGTCCAGCGCGGGCAGGAACACCCGGATGGTCAGCGGCGGGATGATGCGCGGCCCGCCGATGATGGTCTCGGTGGGGACCGCCGGGGTCTGCAGGACGATGTCCTTGGGGTTGAACAGCCCGTCCTCGTCCTGCTCGAGGCGGGTGGCCACGGTGTCGAAGACCGTCTCCGTGGCGTCCTGGAGCATGATGATCGCGTCTACCAGCACTGTGTGGCTCCTCTGAGGTACCAGTGGTTCCTCCCCGCGCCGTTCGCGAAGAGCTTGTAGAAGGCGGCGTCCTGCACCGCCGGCGGGTAGTCCCTGGCCTCGCCCGGCAGCCCCGTGACGTTGTGCCAGGTGCTGCGCAGGAACTGGTAGGCCCCGGTCGCCCGGTCCTTCAGGCTCTCGATCCAGACGCCGATCGCCTTGTAGTCGCCGCGGCTCTCCCGGTGCATGATGCAGGCCCTGACCTGCTCCACCCACGCCGAGCCGCGCTGCACGGACCTCGAGGCCTGGGTGGGCCGCGCCGTCACGGTGACCTCGACCTTCTTGGTCACGGTCACGGTGGGGGCGGGCTCGGGACTCGCGGTGACGGTGGCGTATGCCGTAGCGGTCACTGTGGGTGACGGGGCCGGGCTCACGCTCTTCTGCCCCGAGCCGTAGGCGTACATCAAGGCCCCGACCCCGATCAGCACGATGAAGAACACCCGGAGCGCGAACACCGGCATCCCGCAGATCGTGTCCTTGGACTCCTCGATCATCGCTGCGGCTCCGTGAGCGGGCCGACATAGATCGAGTAGGTCGACATCCCAAGCACGCTGTTCGTGGTAATCGTGGGCTGCCAGAGCAGGATGCTGTCGGCGTGCACGGGCTCAGGATCGGGGTCGGGCGTCCCCACCAGGGTCCTGGTCACTGCCCGGCCCACCGGCGCATCTTCTCGGCCATGTCCGCGGCCGCGGTGCGGTAGACGTCGTTGACGCCCGTCGCGGAGATGTTCTTCCCGAGGACCGAGAACAGCTCGCCCGCGCGGGCCAGCGTCATGGCCAGCGACTCGGCCTCCTCCGGCTCCTCGACGAAGCACCAGTCGTTCGCGAGCATGTCGCTCTGGCTCGCCAGCCACGGCACCCGGTCGCCCTGGACCGTGGTGATGAAGATGTACGGCAGCGTCATCTTCGACAGCTCGTCGGGCCGCTGGAGCTCGAGGTGCTGGCCCCTGCCGTTCCACCCCGAGCGGGTGACCTTCGCCCCTCGCTTGAGCGCGTGCAGCGCGTCCCCGAAGTCCATCAGCCCTCCTCGATCTCGACCGTGATCTCGGTGTCCGAGTTGAGCTCGGACGCCATGTGGATCGCGTGGTCGCGGTCCTGGTACCCCTCGCCGGAGGTGGAGACGATCTCGCCGTTCTCGCTCTTGCGGTGCCAGCGCCAGCCGTCGCCGCCCTTGAACACGGTGGTCTTGTCCATCAGTCCTCGTGCCTCATCTCGAACAGGAGCTGCTCCTGGGTCAGTCGGCGACTGCCCAGTTCGGCGGCTCGCTTGGCCATCTCCAGGAACGAGCGGAGCTCGCCGGTCCTGAACTGGTAGAGCTGGCTCCCCCGCACCACGACGCCCTTGCGCTCGGCCTCGTGGATGAGCATCTCGATCTCCTTGCCCCGCGAGTAGTACGCGGTCGCGAGCTCCCCCAGGGCCAGGTAGCCCACGGTCTCGATCGGCGCCGGCTCCCTGCCCAGGATGATGTCGACGTACTCCTTGAGCTCGTCCGAGAGGTCCTCGACGTCGGGCAGGTTCCGCCCCACCGGGGTGTTGATCGCAGCCTGGCCGAACTGGACGTGCGGCTTGCGCTGGATCTTGATGACCATCAGACCACCGCCTCGAAGGTGAGCGTCAGGGCGTCGCCGCGCATCATGTTCGCGAGCCACTCCGAGTAGTAGAGCGCCTCGCCCTCCGTGCTGAACAGGGCCCAGCGCACCTTGCGCTGCTCGCCCTCGGGGAGGTCGGGCTTGACAAAGACCTTGGGGTCGTCGAGCACGAGCTTGATGGCGAAGCCCTTGGGCTTGACCGCCATGACCCGGTAGCGGCACTCCTGGGTGTGGTGGACGGTCCCCGCGTCATCCTCGACGGTGAAGACGGCCTTGCTCGAGCGGGCGCCGGCCTTGGGCAGCAGCTCAGGTGCGACGACGGTCATGCGCTCTCACTCTCGGTAGAAGTGTCGGTGTGGAAGCAGACCAGCCATCCGGCATGGCCCTCGGGCTCCCCGCACGTACAGCGACCCATGCGCCTGACTCCATCGACCCAGAAGGCGAACGCAGTGAAGACGCTCACGGCGCCTCCCCTCGGATGAGACTGGCGACGACGCCGATGGCGTTGTTCCACCCCGCGGTGTACTCCCGGTTCCAGCCGATGCTGGCGTGCTTGGCCTCCACGGCCGCCACCAGTTGGCTTCGATCAGCACGCAGCCGCTCCACCTCGTCACACAGCGCAGGGATGGCGCTGGCGAGCTCGCCGAGCGTGGCGATGCTGGCCTCGGCTGCGGCCACCCGGGTGAGCCGCCCCGGCTGGGCCATCAGCGCGGTGAGCGGGGTCAGGGTCGAGTACCTCGCCCGCAGCATGTTGATGTCGACCGGCTTCACGTCGCTCATCGCCGCACCAGCGCTATCTGGCCGACGCCCGGGCAGGGGATCAGCTCGAACAGGGCCTGGACCTTGTGCGAGCGGACCGTGCCGTCCTTGCGCAGCGCGAGTCGTTTCCCGCACTCCGGGCAGAACCCCCAGGGCACCGGGCCGGTCACGAGGCGTCCTTCACGTCCCTGGCCACGACCACCACGCAGCGCACCTCGTCGTGCTCGATGCCCATGAGGTCGTAGTCGAACTCGTAGACCCGCCACTCCCCGCTCAGGACGTCCTTGCCCTTCTCCCGGAGCTGGGACTCCAGCGAGCGCAGGACGGACGTGTAGCCCATCGTGCGCCAGTGCAGGTCGTTGCTCTCCGGGACGGTGATCGTGCAGACGGCCCAGGCGTCGGGGATGCCGAAGTCCTCGATGATGGACTCGGGGATCTCGACGGTGCCGGTGGTGTCGGTCATCTTCTCTCCAGGTTCTGAGGGGCGAACACGTAGTCGAAGTGGCGCCAGATCCGGTTGCAGTCCTCGCAGTGCTCGCGCCACTCGCTGTCGGCCTTGAGCTGGTTGCAGTCGTAGCAGCAGGGCTTGAGGTTCCAGATCTGGTTGGGACCGCCCTTGGAACGAGGGACGACGTGGTCGCTCGTCATCTCCCTGATCCTGTTGCAGTAGTGGCACTCACCCACCCTCTGCCTGAGCCGGCTGCGCTTCACGGAGCATCCTCTTCCACGTCGTGAGCAGCGGACATACGTCCCGGAAGGGACAGTTTCGCCACTCAGCACCCTCCTTCGTGGTGCAGTAAGGCTTCATGGGCGGAAGCGACTCGCTCTCCCGGCCCTTGACCAGCGCGTCGAGCTCCTTGCGCACGTCCTCCTCGACCTCGTCGGTACGCACGATCCGGACCTCGGTCCACTCCTGGCGGTCCTTGTCCTCGTAGACCACCGAGGCCGCCTGCCTGCCCGTCGTGATGAACATCGCGTGGACCTGCATGACGTGCTTGTAGTCTGCCCCATACTCCAGCACCTGTCGATAACCCCGAGTGTTGATCGACTTGAACTCAAAGATGGAGTCGTCGTCGCACACGCCGTCCAGGGTGGAGCCGAGCTCGGGGGTGTCGGCCGGCACCTCGCACGCGGTGAGGAAGCCGGTGCTGAGCCCGGCCATCTGCCAGCGCAGGTGGGCGAAGTTCCCGTTGTTGAAGATGTTCTGCAGGGTGGTCTCGTTCTTCTTCGTCTCCGGCACCCCCATGACGGCGAACATCCGCCGGCGCAGGCAGGTGCCCATCCCCGAGGCGCGGAACTTTCGCTCGCGGCCCTTGCGCTGGCCGCCGATCTTCCCGCTGAGCACGTCGGCGGCGAACTGGAGCGCCTCGGGGGAGTGCACGGGGTCCCCGGCCGAGAGGTACTTCTCGTACCTCGAGGTGACCGGGAGATCTGCCGCCTTGATCATCTTGGCCAGGCTCATGCGCTGATGTCCGTTCCGTCGATGCTGGTCTGGCGGTCGATGACCACGACGTCCTCGACGCGCAGGACGGCGCACAGGAGCTGGTCGAAGGTGATCCCCTGGGCCACGTACCGGTAGGCGTCGGCGAGGTACGTGTCGTTCGTCTTGAGGTAACGGAGCTGGTCGATGGTCACGTACACGGTGCGAGGTCTCCGCGAGGTACGCGCGTAGTGCGCGTTGATGCGGTTCAGCAGCTCCTTCAGCAGCTCGGTCACAGCAGTCCCCAGGCGTCGAGGTGGAGCTCGGCCGAGAGGGCGTCGACCCGGGCGCGGTCCGGGCGGTCGGGCAGCCCGCTGGCCTCGATCGCGAGTTCGAGTTGGTTCTCCAACAGGTTCGCGGCCGAGATGACCGACCCGTACGCCACCTCCCCGCGCCGGACCGAGAGCAAGAACTCCCGCTCGGCGTCCGGCATCGGCAGGGTGATGCTCGAGGTGTCCATGAACTCCCGGCCCTGGTAGCCCAGGCGCAGCATGTGCATGGCGAACTTGGTGTCGTAGCCGTGCTGCTTGGTGAGCTCAGGCCGGTTGCTCCGGGGCGCGCGCAGGCCCTCCTTGGAGTCCTGCAGGCGATTGCGCTGGGCGCTCATGTACCCCAGGAACCGGTGACCGGCGCCTTTGGAGGCGAACAGCGCCCGGTGGGCCAGCAGGACCTCGCCCTGCCAGGTCTTCTCGAACACCTTCTCCTCGGGGACGAACAGCGGCACCAGGATCGACGGGTTCCCCGCGGCCGCGAGCTTGAGGTACTTGCGCAGCGAGTAGACGCTCAGGTCGGTGTCCTCGGGGGTGGAACGCACCCCCTCGTCCGCCGTGCGCCACTGCAGACCCTCGAAGGGCCTGGTGCCTAGGACGTCCTCGCGCGGCATGATCGCGATCGCCATCTCGTCGTGGTCCTCGCCGCCGGGCAGCCCGGTGCCGTAGACCGTGGAGCCGACCTCGGTGCGCAGGATCAGGTTGGCCATCGCCGCCTCGAAGTTCTCCGGGTCGGAGCAGTACATCTCAGACTCCCTTGTAGTTGAGGATCTGGCGCAGCGTGTGCAGCGGGCGGACGAGGTCCTTCTGGTCCTCCATCACCTGGTCGATGTCCTTGTAGGCGAGCGGGTGCTCGTCGACCAAGGCCTCAGCCTGGGACTCGTTCCAGGTCTTGCCCTCCATCGCGTCGCGCAGCGAGGCCACCGACAGCGTCTTGTTCGCCGCGGTGCGCGACAGGCGTCGGCCGGCGCCGTGCGAGCACGACTCGAACGAGGCGACGTTGCCCAGGCCCTCGACGATGTAGGAGCGCGTCCCCATCGAGCCGGGGATGATGCCCTTCTGCCCGGTCTTGGCCTGGATCGCGCCCTTGCGGGTGATCCAGAGGTTGCGGCCGCGGTGGTTCTCCTGCTGGGTGAAGTTGTGGTGGCAGTTCACCTGGCTCACCTGGGTGTCGCTCAGGTGCAGGAAGTCCTCGAACTCCTCGAGGACGCGCGCCAGCATCCGCGCGCGGTTGGCGAAGGCATACTCCTGCGCCCAGAGCAGGTCGCGGATGTAGGCCCAGAACTCGTCGGTGCCGTGCACGAGGTAGGCGAGGTCGGGGTCCGGCAGGTTGATGAAGTAGTCCTTCATCAGGCCCGTGGCCTTCTTGATGTGGCCGACCGCGAGCTGGTTGCCGATGCCGCGCGAGCCCGAGTGCAGGACGATCCAGACCCGGTCGCGCTCGTCGAGGCAGACCTCGACGAAGTGGTTGCCCGAGCCCAGCGTCCCGTACTGCGAGCGCGCCGTGGCCACCTGCTTGTCGTTGAGGTCCGGAGCAGGGCGCTTGAGCACGTCGAAGACGTCGACGTTGTGGAACTCGTGCCCCTGGCCCACGCCGGCCGGGACGGCCTGGCGGATGCGGCGGTGCAGCTCGTCGAGGTTGTCCGGCAGGTCGTGGCTGGTCAGGCGCGTCTCGACCGCGGCCATGCCGCAGCCGATGTCGACCCCGACCGCCGCCGGGATGATCGCGCCCTCGGTCGCGATGACCGAGCCCACCGTCGAGCCCTTGCCCAGGTGGGCGTCGGGCATGAGGGCGAGCGGCTTCACCACGAAGGGCATCGAGGCGGTGCGCTGGGCCTGCTCGAGCGCCTGGGGCTCGAGGGTGGATGCCCAGGACAGGACGGTCTTGTCATCGGTCAGGGTCGGCACGGTGTCTCCCAATGAGGTCGGGCGGATAGGTCAGGGTCAGGTACTCGTCAGGGCCGACGTAGTAGGGCAGCGAACGGAAGGCGTCCCAGTGGACCTGCCCTGCGATCAGCGCCCCGGTCTCGTAGGCCTCGGCGCCCTCGGTGTCACGATGGCACTTCGAGCACAGGTGGGCCAGGTGGTAAACCTCGTTCACGCGGTCCAGAAGGTCGCCGCCCTGGCTCCGCTTGAGCAGGTGGTGGATCTCGGTCGCCCAGTCGTAGCAGCGGACCCAGACCTCCTCGTCCTCGGTCTGCAGGCCGCGGCGGATCTTGGCCGCCCCCACCAGCACCAGGGCCTCGCAGCGTCCGTGGGAGCGCTGCGCTACGCGCCGGCGCTGTTTCTCGCTCAGGGAGTCGGCCATCACATCTCCTCGATGCTGTCGAAGGCCCCGGTGTCGACCAGGATCCCGAACTTCCCCACGGTCTTGTCCCCCTCGAGCAGGAAGGGCTTGATGCCGTTCACCTTGCGGTGGTCGACGCGCTGGGCGAAGTCCTCCAGCGAGGTGAACGGGCCGTCCGCCCGCGCCTCGACGATCGCCCTGGCGTTGGTCTCCCCGATGCCCTTGATCGCCACCAGCCCGCGGCGGATCCCACGCCCCCGGGGGTCCACCGAGTACGTGACGCCGGAGTAGTTCACGTCCGGGCGCAGCAGCCGGATGCCGTCGCGGCGCGCGGCCGAGGCGTAGCGCTGCTCCTTGGACTGCTTCTCGTTCTTGGCCTTGCTCTGGCCCGCCGCTACGGACAGCAGGGCGGCGTAGAACTCGACCGGGTGGTGCTTGAGCAGGTAGGCGCAGCGGTACGCGGTGAGCCCGTACGCCGTGGCGTGCGCGGCGTTGAAGCCGTACTCGCCGAAGCCCTCGATCGCGTTCCAGAGCCACGCCCAGTCCGGCGTCGAGAAGCCGAGCCGGTTCGCCTCGTCCTGGAGCTGGGGCTTGAAGTGCTCGATGATCCCGCGGGCCCACTCGACGTTGTCGTTCGAGGACTTCACAGCCTTGAGGAACAGGGTGAGGTCGTCGGGGCTCATCCCCAGGTCGCGCAGGATCGAGATGATCTGCTCCTGGTAGAGCGGGATCCCGTAGGTGTCCTTGGTGTGGCGCATGATGATGTCGTGCCGCTTGGGCAGCGACTCGCGGCCCTTCTTGCGCGAGATGTAGGACTCGGTCATCCCGCTGTTCATGGTGGCCGGCCGGAACAGCGCCATGGCCGCGATCACGTCGCCGATCTTCGTGGGCTTGAGGTCACCGCAGCCGCGGCGGGCGGCGTAGCCCTCCAACTGGAACACCCCGTCCGTGACGCCCTTGCCGATCATCGTGTAGGTCGGAGAGTCGGTCAGCGGGATCCAGTCGAAGCCGTCCGCGTAGTCCCGGCCCAGATTGTCCAGCGCGCGGTGCAGCACCGTGAGGGTCTTGAGCCCGAGGACGTCGAGCTTGACCAGGCCCAGGGCCTCGACGTCCTTCATGTCGTACTGGGTCACCATCGTGCTGCTCGAGGCGACCTGCATGAGCGGGACGAGGTCGCGCAGCTCGGCCTCGCTCGAGGTGAGCACCAGGCCTGCGGGGTGGACGCCGTAGTGGCTCAGGAGCTTGCGGTCCGAGAGCCGGTACATGTCGGCCTTGTCCTCGTCCGGGATGTCGTTCCACTCCATCTTCTCCGCGCCGGTCGCGTTCAGGCGGGTGAAGTAGCGGCGCAGCAGCGACCCGGCGCCGGTGGGCTCGCCGCCCTCGTCGTAGTCGCCCTTGAGGGAGAACTTCGTCCAGGTTCCGATCTGGTGCACGGAGAACCGGCCCGAGAGCCAGGTGATGAACTCGGCCCGGCGGTCGTGCTCGATGTCGAGGTCGATGTCCGGGGGCTTGGTCCGGTCACGGCTGATGAAGCGCTCGAAGGACAGGCCCCAGCGCAGCGGGTCCAACTGCGTGATCCCCATCAGCCAGCAGACGATCGACCCCGAGGCCGATCCCCTCGCCTGGTAGAAGACGTGGTTCTCGCGCAGCCAGTCCGTGCACTCCCCCACGAGCAGGATGTACCCGGCCATGCCGGTGTCCTTGATGATCTCCAGCTCGTCGAGAAGCCGGTCGTAGTGCCGCTGGCCGACGAGCCTGCGCTTGCTGTCGTGCATCGCGTCGAGCGCCTCGTGGCAGCGCAGCGCGAGGTCGGCGTCCGGATCCGCGACCGTGATCGGGATGTTGTAGGCGTAGTTGTCCAGAGCCGGGATGCTCAGGTCGTGGGCTTCGAGAAGGTCGGCGAGGCCTTCCCGGCCGGCCCGAAGACGATCGCCTTCGTGATGCGAAAGGAACCACTCGGCGTCGGCCAGGTGGAAGCCGTCGCCGGGGAAGACGGCCTCGTCGGGGTCGGGGCCGAAGGCGACCAGGCGCTTGAGGGATTCGTGGTCATGACGGTCTCCTGGGATCGTGTAGTGGGAGTCCTGGGTGAGGATGCACGGGAGCCCGAGGTCCTGCGCGACGAGGTGCATCGCGTCGGCCACGAGGTCGTCGGTCCAGTACCCGTCGTCGTGGACGATGTTGTGGTTCTGGAGCTCGACGTAGAAGCGGTCGAACGCCCGGGCCATCGTGGTCAGGATGGTCTTGGTCCCGACCGTGTCGCCCTGGGTGAGCAGGGTGACGGGCAGGCCGAAGTAGCAGCCCGAGGTCCCGGCGATCCCCTTGAGGAAGCCCGCCTCGCCCAGGGCCGCGATGTCGCGGAAGTCGATGATGGGCTTGCCGTGGAAGTTCGCGTGGGTCATCGTCTGCAGGTTGACGAGGTTGACGTAGCCCTCGGACGTGAAGGCCGCCACGCACATGTGGTAGCGCTTGGCGTTCTGCGCGTCGATGGGGTCGCGGTCCGCGATCCGCTTCTTCACCGCGGCCGCGTGCGCCGCGCGGTCGCGCACGACGTAGAGCTCGCTGCCGGGGAACGGCTTGATCCCCGCGGCCATGGCGGCCTTGTAGAACTTCACCGTGGCGGCCGAGTTGCCGTGGTCGGTCATGCCCAGCGCGGGCTGGCGCATCGCCTTGGCCCGGGCGACGAGGTCGGCGGGCTCGGGCAGGGCGTCGGTGGCCGAGTACTTCGAGTGGACGTGCAGGTTCCAGAGGTCCTGCGGGACCGGCTTGCGGATGACCGTGATGCCCATGGGGGGAGGGCCTTTCTCGTGGGGGAGCGATGCTCCTAACGTCGACTCGCGGGGATCGAACCCGCCGCCCCGCTATGGGGCTGCCCGCCAGGGCTGAGCCGGACCAGGGTGATCAGTCCTGGACCTCCGCCCCCTGCCGCGCGGCGAAGGGGGGCGAAGATCGGATCAGTGGGTGATGTTCGAGGGGTTCCGCGCGATCGCGGCGTTGGCCCAGAACATCGCCTCCTCGAGCTTGGTCAGCGCGAGGGCCTTCTCGCGCCCCTCGGGGAGGGTGGCGTTGAACCGCGTGGCCACGTCCGAGCAGGCCGTGCGGACCTCCTGGTGGGCGGCCACGACCTCTCCTGTCGAGGGCGGGTGGTACGAGAACCGGCGCTCGATGTCGTCCATGTCCATCTCCTAGTACGGGGGCTCGTCGAGGATGCGGGCGATGATCTCGTCCGCGCTGCTCAGGCCCTTGATGTCGACCCCGCCCTTGTCGGCCAGGGCGATGAGGTCGATGAGGCCCATGCTGCGCAGGGTGTCCTCGTCGATCTCGATGTCCTCGCCCTTGACCTCGTCCTCCTCCGGCTCGACCTCCGGCTCGGCCTTCTTGGTCCGGGTGGTCTTGGGCTTGGTCTTGCCCTCCTCGGCCCAGCGGTCGAGCTGGTCGTCGACCGTCTCGTTGCGGCGCTTCTGGACCGTGGCCGCGGGCTTGTCGCCGGCGCGGGAGGCCTTGGCGAAGTACTCCTCCGCCGAGCCCTCGCCCCAGACCTCCTCGAACGACTCGCGCAGGATGTCCTGCAGGTCCGACAGGGACTCCTCGTACTTGTCCCAGTCGACCTCGTACTTCTCCTCCTGCTCGACGTCGTACTCGGTGTCGAGGTTCTGGCCGGTCTTGATGACCGTGTAGTCGCGGGTGGTGATCGAGCCGTCGTTGCGGGCGGCGCGCGCCTCGCAGCGCTTCTTCACCGTCGAGGGGAGCTTGAACGGCAGGACCACGCCGCGGTCGACCAGCAGGACGTTGGCGGCGTAGCGGCGGGAGGCCTTGCGGACCTTCTCGTCCTCGTGGACGCAGCCCGGGCAGGAGTTGCGGTCCCCGGTGCAGGGGAAGGACTTCTTGCCCAGGAAGTGCTCCCAGTAGGCGATCCACTCCGGGATGTCCTCGTAGAAGCGGACCTTGGTGTCTCCGGCTCCGAAGCTGCGGAGGTAGTTGCCCGACGACTCGACGACGTCCTTGGCGGGGGTTCCGAACTGCATCTGTGTCTCCTGTGTGTGCGGTGCCGGTGGCGTTGCCCTGGTGGCTTGCCGGTGGCGGTGCCTGGGTACTTTCTAGTCGCCTAGACCGGAAGGTGTCTATGACTAGAAAGGACTACTTCGGTGGTCAGTTCGAGTGGTTCTCGATCCGGTCGACGACCTGCTGGATCGAGGCCGTCATGGCCTGGTCCAGTAGAGCAGCCGTCTCCGACAGCGCGTCCTCGAAGGACTCGCCCGGACGGACCGACCGGCCTACCTCGGCCTTGGGCCATGCCTTGTCGCGGTGCCGGCCCACGGTGATCTCGTGGGACGCGCCCATGCTGATGTAGTCCTGGGTGACGGTGGTGGTGCGTGCGGCTGCCATGGTTCTCCTACTTCGCGGTCTCGACGAGCTCGTCCTCGATCTCGCGCAGCCGCTTCTTGGCCGCGGTGACCTCCTTGCGAGGAGCGCCCGTCTCTGTGAGCTTCTTGATGCGGTTGCGGTAGTACCAGGCCCGGGCGTTGAGCCGGGTCCGATGGGCGCGCTCCTCCTTGGTGTAGAGCGGAGGGCGGCCGGTGACGGCGGTGAGGTCGAACGAGCGGACCTCGCGGCGCTCGGCGAGGATGCCGCGGATGCGCTCGATGTCCTCGTCGGTGTAGAGGTAGATCCGCGTGCGGCCCATCATCGCGAACTTGCTCGGCGCCCCCGAGGCGTCGCCCTTGCTGACCGCCTCCTGGAGCAGCGTGCGCAGCGTGTCGTCGCTGACGCCGAGGATCTCGGCCGCCTCGCTGAGCTTCTTGTAGTTGCCGGGCAGCGTGCGGACCAGCCGGGTGGCAGGGTCCATCAGTCCTCCTCCTTCACGACGGTCACGGTGATCGTCGGCTTCTTCTGCTTGACCTCGAGGTACTTGGACGCCACCAGGGCGTCGACCTCGCCGTTCTCGATCGCGGACTTGAGCTTGGGCTGGGAGAGCTTCACGTCGGTGATGAGCCGCCAGACCTTCGCCCCCACGGCCTTCTTCAGGCCCTTCTCGTCCACGTTCGCGACGTAGTCCGAGGTGGAGCGGGTGACCTTGACCTTGCGGTCGCCGTCCTCCAGCGTCCGGGTCTTGGCGCCGAGCTGCTCGAGCAGCCGGGACACGCGGTCCTGGGCGTCCTGCCGGCGCTCGATCGCCGCGCTCTCGGCCTGCTTGGCCGCCTCGAACTCCAGCGTCCACTCGGTGAGCTCTCTGATGATGTCGTCCATGTCCGCCAACCTAGATGCTTAGTGAGGAAGTTTCAAGGGCGTGCAGGAGGGTGCCGATGCGTACGGAGGGTCGCAGGTCGGCGAGGTCCTTGCCGGGCGGCAGGACGGTCTGGTGCGTGATGATCCCCTGGTATCCCAGGCGGCGGTCGGCCAGCCACTGGCCCTTCTCCCCGGCCTCGTCCGCGTTGAAGCCCAGCATCACAGCCGTGGGGTTCAGGCGGTGGATCAGCCGCGCCTGGGCCTTGTGCAACGTCTTGCCGTAGCACCCGCCCGGCGCCCAGACCAGGCCGGTGAGCGTTTCCAGGATGCCGGAAACGTCGGTAACGGCAGCCGCGTCCGGTGCTCCCTCGGTGAGCACGAGGATGTCGACGCCGTGGGCGAGGTGGTAGCCGAACAGGTGCTTGGACGCATCGACCCCCTGGGGGTACTTGTACTTGGGCTTCTCCCCCGGACGGGCCCGGCGTACGACGCCGCGGCACCGGCCCTCGTCGTCGCGGAACGGGTAGACGGCCTGCATCTCCAGGGAGTCCCAGCCGAACCGGTACTTGCGGCACGTCTCCTCGCTGAACCGCGAGAGCCAGTAGTCCCCGGGGGTGAGGGCGTCGAACTGGTCGAGCCAGGACTCGGGGTAGATGTCGTCGCGGTCGAGCTGGTCGACGGCCCACAGCGCGGCGTCCAGCACCTTGTCGGGGTCGGGCTCGTAGTTCTCCGCGCTGCCCTTGGCCCCGCACACCATGCAGACCCAGCGGCCCGTGAGGGTGTTCACGCGCGCGGAGGGGGAGGAGTCGTCGTGCACCGGGCAGGTGAACGAGCGCCACGTCCCGTAGCCCTTGGCCAGGGCCTCCTCGAGGGTGATCATCCGATCCTCCCGTCAGCGCGCCACTTCTCGCTCTCGGCCTGGTCCATGCGCCGGACCTCGACCTCGGGTACCTGCGCCGGCAGGACCCCGTAGTGGCGGCGGCCCTGCTCGTCGAGGGTGAACCAGACCTCTCCGCGCTCCCAGGGGGGCAGCACGCGCGGACCGGACAGCGCGCGGGTACGGTCCTTGAGCCGGGCGATGTCCCGCCGGTCCCGGCGCTCGTTGCAGGCCTGGCAGTTCTCGTGCTCGACCGGCTCCCCGGTGGCGTCCCTGATGTCGCACTCATGCTCCATCATCCGGACCCGGTACGCGTGCGCGTGCTCGGCCGCAGCCTGCGACCGGTAGAGCTCGGCCTTCCTCTCGTACCCGCGCCAGGCGATCCGGTCCCGGGCGTAGAGCGCGGTGCGTGCGATCGCGAAGCAGGCCAGGAACACCAGGAGGTTCTGCAGCCAGGTCATGCCGACGCCATCGCATAGGCGTACGCGTACGCGTCTTCCCAGTCGATGAAGAAGGCGGCCAGGCGCTCGCGGTCGTCGTACGCCACCGGCGAGGCCCACCACATCCCGGAGACCTTGCCGCGGTAGACCCTCCAGCGCGGGTTTCGCTCAGTCATCGGTCTGCTCCCTCTCGCGGATCGCGTCGGCGCGGTCGCGGCTGATCTCGTCGAAGTTGGCCGCGCCGTCCAGGCTGAAGTTGGTCCAGAAGAGCCGGTTGCCGATGCCGCCGCGGTTCTTGTCCAACAGGTAGGTCATCGCGGACTCGGAGTACTTCTTCGCGGTGATGATGACGTCGGCGTCCTGCCCGATCGCGTCGGCCTGGGACAGGTGCTTGGACTTGGGCGGCTTCCACCCCCCGGTGTCGCCCTCGCGGTTGATCTGGCTCAGCGCCACCACCCGGGTGCTCTTGGCCTGCGCGACCTCCTTGAGCTGGTTGGAGATCGAGGCCGCGTTGCGCCAGTCGTCCACGCTGCGGGTTCCGTCGGTGTTGCGCATGAGGCCGATGTAGTCGACGAAGTGCAGGTCGGCCGCCTCGGAGTGGGCGGCGACGGTGGCCGGCGAGATGGGTCCCGAGGTCGAGTCGACCACGAAGAACTTCCCCGGCACGTTGTCGCGGATGTCGGCCAGCAGCGCCTTGTACTCGCGGCGGGAGAACGTGCGGTCGCGCAGTTCGGAGTAGGAGACCTCGTAGCCCAGGAGCACCGCGAGCAGAGCGTGCATCCGCTGATGCACGTCCTCCTTGGTCATCTCGAGGGAGTAGATGATCACTCTGAACCCCGACATGATCGCCAAGCAGGCCATCACCGCCATCGTCCAGGACTTCCCCTGGCCCAGCCGGGCCGCGATCACCCAGTAGTCCCCGACCCGGATCCCGCCTCCGGTCAGCGTGGTGAGGGTCTCCCACGGCGTGGGGATCAGGAGCCTGGGTGAGTCGTAGAACTCCAGGAAGGCGTCGTCCCCGAGGGTGTCCAGCAGCTCGACCCCGGCCCTGTTCGGGGAGAACCCGCCCCACTCCAGCAGCGCGGAGTCCAGGTCGCCCTGGCGCAGGTGCTCGGCCGCCCCTCTGATCGACTTCGCGAGCTGGCGGCGGTTGAAGTCCTCGCGGACCTCGTCGGCCGAGAAGCGCACGTCCTCGTTCGGGGTCAGCGGGAAGCCGGGGAACCTCTGCTTGAACGTCTCGATCGACGGGACCTCGGAGTAGGTCTTCACGTAGGACAGGAACCACCGGTACTCCGTGCCGTACCCGGCGAACATCTCAGGGGTGATGCCGCGCTTCTCGGCTCCGTGGGCGTCGCGGCTGGTGAGCAGGGCGGAGAGGAGGTAGGCCTCTGAGGAGTAGCGGGGCATGGCACCTTCCTACACCCTCGGTAGTAGTTCACGTCAAGGGCTGGTCGCGGATCGGAGGGACAACGTAGCCCCGCGCGTCCTCTCCGTGCACCTCCTGGGATGACCATCTCCGAACCACCCGAAGTGACTATTGACCGTCCCGAGGCCCTGGCTACACTCAAGCCCTACCGCTCTTCCGCTGCAGGGCTCCACTCCATCCGAAGGATGGTCCGGAGGTACCAGCCGTACGGCAGTACAGCCCATGGACCCATCGGTCCTATAGCCACAGGATCACGCGCGTCTATGGGCTACCTTCTGGAACCTTTGCGTCCTATCCTGTACGTATGTTCGAGATCGAGGACTTCGCGGAGTGCGGTGCCGGCGGTGAGCTGCTGTTCCCCGGCACTCTCGTCGCCATGCACAACGGCGACCTCGTCTGCGCCGACTGCGTGCACCGCTTGCAGATCACCCTCGACCTCCTGTACCATTAGATCCGAAGGTGGGGCAAGGTATGCCCCGAAACAAGCCCAGAAGGCCCGTTCCGAGTGACTCTCGGGGCGGGCCTTCTGCGATTAGTGGAGGTAGTCATGAAGACCAGCACCCGCAACCTGATGCTCGCCCTCGCCATCGGCGGCACGCTCGCCATGGCCGACACCACGTTCGCCCAGATGGTCGAGAGCGAGCCCCGCCGTCCGGAGACCCCCGGCCAGCAGCGCGTCAACCTCGGCTACACCGTCGCCGGTATGACCGCCGAGCAGCTCCACCCCATCGCCCGGTCGATCAGCGACCGGCGCAGCGCCTACGGCCTCTCGTACCGGGACGCCGGCTACGTCGGACTGTTCCCGCGCGAGCACGAGGCGCCCGCGTACCGCCAGACGGTGCTCAACGCGATCGGCCGCTGCCCGGACGAGATGCTCGTCCAGCTCGCGGTCATGATCGCCGGAGCGCGATGAGCGGGCACGGGACCACGGCGGGCTTCCAGCGGCACCGCAAGGAGGGGTCGGATCCGTGCGAGCCCTGCGCGGCCGCCATGACCCGCTACCAGAAGCGGTGGCGCCACCAGCGCGCGCAGGGCATCACCCGCCTGGTGGACTCCACCGCGGCGAGGGAGCATGCCGACCGGCTCCACGCGGTCGGCATGTCGTACTCCTCGATCGCCAAGGCCGCGGGTCTCAGCAGGTCGACGCTGCACCACGTCACGCGGGGCAGCAGCAACCAGGCCAAGCGCGCGGTCGTCGAGGCGATCCTGTCGGTGACCGGGCCGGTCTACTCCCCGAGCGACGACCAGGACGAGACCTTCGTACCCCGGATCGGGGCGTGCCGGCGCATCCAGGCGCTGCTGGCGATCGGTTGGACGCATGCGGAGATGTACCGGCGCTCGGGCGTCACCACCGCCGTCCTGCTCAACCAGCGCGGCGACACCATCACCGTGCGGAACCACGTACGGGTCGCGAGGCTCTACGACGAGCTGAGCAGCACGCCCGGCCCCTCGCACCTGAGCAGGGGCTGGGCCCGCAAGCGGGGCTACCTGGCTCCCATCTGGTGGGACGACGACACCATCGACGACCCCGCCCATGTCCCCTCGACCGATGAGGAGAACCCGCAGGACCTCCTGTGGGCGGACTTCGAGCACCTCGAGCGCTACGAGGGGCTCACCATCGAAGAAGCTGCTCCCCGCCTCGGGGTGACCAGCAGGACGCTCTACCGGATCCGGAAGATGAGGAGTGACCATGAGGATGAACAAGGGGACCCTGATGCTGCTGATGATCATCGCCGCGGCGATCGGGATCTTGCTCATGCAGGGTGACCCGTGCGCGAACGCCGACGACCCCGCCGCCTGCGCGGCCCAGTTCCCGGAGCGCTGAGATGGCGACGATCTTCGGGTACCGCGAGGGCGACAACGCCCTCTGCTACGAGGTCTGGGACACCGACAAGCCCGACTTCAGGGCCCGGTCGCTGCTCGGCCTCGAGGTCGTGAAGGTGGAGTACGAGACCAGGGAGAGCGGTCCGGTCTTCCCGGCCCGCTACGGCGGCTGGTGCAGCCGCTGCGGATACCGGATCGAGGCCGGCGACCCCGCACAGTACGTCGACGACGAGTTCGGGCACGCCGTGTGCCCGAGCCTTCTGACCAGTGAGGAGAAGATGGTGAACATCAACGCCCGCATCAAGGCGGCCGAGCGCGTGCTCGGCTCGCTCTACGAGGAGGCCGAGAAGGCCCAGCGCTTCCTGACCGACGACGACTACGAGATCGGCTCGATCATCGTCTTCACGATGAAGTACCGCGGCTCCCCGAAGGCGTACACCTACACCGCCGCGAAGTGCGGGCGGAACGTCTGGTACATCAGCGGGTCGCGGGAGTCCGGAAACGCCAGGACCTTCGACTACCTCGTGGAGCAGCACCTGCTCCAGGCCGCCGAGGTCTGCATCGTCACCGAGATGGAGGTGCTGTGATGGAGTGGACGAAGGTCCAGGAGGCCGTCGAGAAGTCCGTCGCGATCGCCTGGGACGGCTGCCACAAGATCTACATCCTGGCCGACCTCGACCAGGCGCAGCGCTTCCACGAGCTCGGCTACGGCGAGGGCGAGTCCGAGATCCACGGGACGGAGGACCTCGGGGACGAGGCCTTCCCGATGGTGTCGGACTGGTGGGAGCAGTCGTGCTTCCTGCGCTTCATCTCCCTGGTCTCGACCGACCAGGGCGGCGGGACGGACTGGACCGATCTCGTCGAGCAGTTCGAGGACGAGGCGGAGGTGTCGTGATGGACTTCCTGCGCTTCAAGGGCGTCCCTGCCGCACAGAACCTCGGATGGACCGGCCCCTGGCCGCCGCCCGAGAAGATGGTCATGGTCAGGGGAGGGCTCTCGGGCGTCGAGGTCTTCGGGGACCCCGCCGATCCCGAGGTCAGTGCGACCCTGGACGAGATCGACGGCACCGACCTGCCCTTCACCGTCCGGTGGTTCCTTCGGACGCAGTACTCGAAGCTCACGGACGAGCAGGCCGAGCACCCCAACCTCGCTCGCGGGGCTCTCTACCAGGAGCTGCTGTGCACGATCTGCAGTGGGGCGCTCACGCGGTTCGTCCCCCTCGAGAGCGACCTCGAGCCGTACTTCAACCACAACGTGGACCCCGAGGACGGCCACGCCGCCCTCTTCGTCGTGGACGACCGGACATGAGGATCGCCGCGATGGTCCCGACCATCGCCCTGGCGCTGATGCTCCCTATCGGCGCGATCGGCGCGCGCGAGTCCTACGACGACCCGTGCGCCGGGCATATGCAGAGCACCGACCCCCTCCAGCGCTGCTACGACGAGCAGGAGGGGATCACGAAGGGGCAGGCGGCCCAGGCCGATGAGCCCTACCGGATCCTCGAGGAGACGATCGGCTACGAGTGCGTCCCGACCAAGGCCTGGCGCCAGCAGTTCGTCGCCACCTACGTGGTCGTCCGGCGCGATGGGCAGGTCGAGGGGCTCCCCTTCGACCAGGCCTGGGCGCTGGCGACCTCGGGCGAGGCGTGGGCCCTCCTGCTCTGCAGGGAGGCCTGATGGACGCCTTCACCGAGGACATCATGCGGTACGAGCAAGGTGACATGACCGAGGCCGAGGCCGCCCACCTGTTCCAGTTCATGCTGGACGAGATGGGCGGCCCTCCTGGTCAGGGTCACTACCAGAGGCAGATGGACTACTTCATCGAGACAGGACAGGTGATCTTCCATGGGGTTCGCAGAGAGCGCTGAGCACCACTACGACGAGGCGAGGACCCGGCTGCGCCACGCGAAGGGTAGGCCCGAGTTGATGAGCTCGACCGACCTGATCATGATGGCGCAGGTCGAGGCCACCCTCGCGGTGGCGATGCTCATCGACTCGCTCATCATCACGATCGAGCGTCACGACAACCTCGGGCGCGACATCGAGATCATGGCCGACTCGCTCGGCCGGCTTGCGAGGAACGCATGAACCGTGACGACGCCGTGACCGCCGTGGCCGAGACGCTGGCCGCCGACTGCCCAGGGTGCGCCCGGACGGAGCAGCCCTACGTCGTTGGGCACTTCGCGGAGGCCCGCACCGCTGTCGCAGCGCTGGAGCCGTACATCGCCGCCCGCATCGCCGCCGAGACGGAGGCCCTGCGCCGGACCTACAACGGGGGCGCGTCCAAGGCGGTGTACGAGGGACTGCTGGCCGAGACGGAGGCGCTACGCCGCGACGTGGAGCGGCTGACCGAGGCCCGCGACTCGGCGTGGCAGCACTACGACGAGCAGGTGGCCGACAACGCCGACCTGACCGCCGAGCGGGACGAGGCCCGGCAGATCGCCCGCGACATGATCGACCAGCGGGACGAGGCCCGTGCCGCGCTCGCCGCCGAGACGGACGCGCTGCGCCGCGAGGTGGAGGACCAGCGTGCCGAGGTTGAGCACCTGCGCGGGCTCGGGCGCGAGTCGGATGCATGGCGCGAGATGCGCCGCCAGCGGGACGAGGCCCGTGCCGCGCTCGCCGCTCTGCGGGCAAGCAAGGACGACGTGGACACCCTGCGGGCGGCTGCCGAGGCGACGCCGGAAGCGACGCACAGCACCGTGCTGCGCCGTCGCCTCCTGCGCGTCCTCGACGCCGTGGACCGTGCGATCACCGGGGAGGCGTGATGTTCGTCGAGTACAGCGAGGACGCCGAGATCGGGAACTCCCCGGTCTGGATCGTCTTCCGCGACCACGCCAGCCACGTCCGGGCGATCATCGTCTCCCCGCAGGGGCAGCGGATCAGCCGGGTCCTGATCGGCCACACCGAGCAGGAACTGCGCAAGCGGGTCCTGACCGAGCGGACCGCCACCTGGATCCGCCGGCGGTTCCCCTCTTCCACCCTCGTCACCCTGGGGGTAGAATTGCCCATACCGAGCCCCCTGCGATCTGCCATGCGCAGAGAGTGGGGGGCTCACTACGTGGGTGCGGGATGAACGCCCCTCCGTACCGCGACGGCAAGGTGCACGTCCTGAAGGAGAAGTGCACGACCTGCGTTCTCCGACCAGGCAATCTCATGCACCTGCCACCCGGCCGCCTCAAGGCGCTGATCGAGGAGAACCTCGCAGCCGAGGCGGCCTTCTCATGTCACCAGACGCTCCCGTTCTACGGATCTGGGGGCCAGGCCCTGTGCAGGGGCTACTTCGACCTGCACAAGACCGATGTGCCGGCGCTGCGGCTGGCTGTTGCTCTCGACGCCATCGAGGAGGTGGATCCCCCTGAGCATCACGGAGAAGTACAAGAGCCTGCGTGACACCCAGAAGTCCTGGGCCGCGCACGTCGCTCGCTCGGTCCACGTCTTCTACGCCGAGGTCGTGGAGTACCTGCATGACCACCATGAGGACTGGATCATGGACTCGTACTACGAGGACCGGTCCAACATGGTGGTCGGGATGCACCTGTTCGGGCTCCAGGAGCTCGAGCGGGCGCGGAAGTGGACGAACCACCCGACCATGCAGTTGCACGAGATGATCGTGCAGAACGAGCCCGCGGCGTTCGCCGAGGCCTTCAAGGCCTGGTGGGATGCGAACGGGAGCGATCGCAAGGCGGATGACGCCACCTGGAAGCTGATCCGCAAGAACACCCATGAGATCCAGGAGGAGGACTTCGACGTCCTGATCTCGTACTGGGTGATGGATCACTTCCCCGACTGGCTCGTCATGGACAAGGCGTCCTTCGACACGGCCTGGGCCCAGGGCAGCGAGGCGCTGGACGCCCGTAAGAGGGCCATGACGAGCCGAATCTCCTGGTCTTGACACTTTGATCGTAAGGTGCCATACTGTGAGTGTTCGGGAAGCAACAGGTCGCCTGCTCTGCTTCCAAGCACTACCGCAAGACGCTCGAAGAGCCCCGACCTCCTGATGAGGCGGGGCTCGTTCCATGTTCAGCCCCCGGCCGCCTGGTCGGGGGCTTTCTCTGTGAGGGGTGAAGTGATGACGTTCTTCGAGCAGATCTGGCTCTACCTCTGGACCTTCTTCATCTGGGCGTCGTACGCCTGCGTCATCGTCGCAGGCCTCCTTCTCCCGATCATGCTGCCGTGGATCCTCATGGCGGCGATCCTGCTCCTCCCCGTCGCGATCGCGCGGCGGGCCTACCTGAACTGGAGAGTGGCATGACCGACAAGACCCCCGCCGACTTCCTGACCGTCGGCCAGCTCATCGCCACGCTCGGCGCCATGGTGGCGCAGGGCGACATCAAGGCCGACGACGCGTTCGTCACCTCGGCCGACCCCGAGGGCAACCGCTTCCTGGCCTACCAGGGCATCGAGTGGTCGCCCACGAAGATCAAGGCCGGCGAGCGCGGCTGGGACTTCTCGCTGGCCTCCACCGGCCACGATGGGTTCCTGCTTATGCCCACCTTCGAGATCGACCCGGAGTACTGATGATGACTCCGGACGAGCTCGGGCTCGTCGCCGTCGTCGCGGGCGTCATCCGGGCTCGTGAGAGCCCCGACCTGCAGATCACGGACTTCGACCGCGAGAACGTCGGCCACGCGATGCAGGCCGGCACGAACTGGAGCGCGCAGATGCTCCGCCTGATCGCCAAGAGCGACCCCGCGCACCGGGCGGCCATCCGCCTGGTGTTCCCCTCGCACGTCGAGGCGTACGAGAAGTGGTTCACGACCCCCGAAGGGACAGACGCATGACCATCTCCGAGCTCGTCGCAGCCATCCACCAGATCGACAACGAGGCCGACCTCACCAGCGTCTTCGAGGCGTACAAGACCCGGCACAAGACCCTCGGCGCGATCCGCGCGTCCGAGATCAAGGTCGGCATGAAGGTCAAGATCATCAACATCAAGCCGAAGTACCTCGTCGGCCTCACCGGCGTGGTCGTCGAGCCCACGGCCTTCGAGCCCAAGGGCAACTCGGTCACCGTGATCCTGGACCCCGCGAGCACGGACCAGTACCGCTACACGTCCAAGCGCTTCATCCCCGAGTCCGAGACCGAGCACCGCCTCGCCGGCATCCCCAAGCAGTGCCTGGAGGCGGTGTGAGCGCCTGGATCGTCTCCAAGAGGGACATCGACGCACTGGTGCGCGGGCTGGGCCAGCGGGGGATCCCCTCGCTGGAGATCGACCCGGACACGCTGGGCACGATCCTGTGGCTGGAGAACCACGCCAGCGTCAACGCCCGCTACGGCCTGTCCCAGACCCCTCCCGAGTACAGCTACGCGCGCCCGGTTCCCAGCGCCGCCGTCTACCCCGAGTCGAAGGACGACTACGACCCGGACGACGTGCTCCAGCTCGTCAAGCTGATCCGCTGCTACCGCTACCAGTCGTGCGAGCACGGCGGCTGGTACCCGAGCGAGGCCGAGAGCTGGACACGGATGCTCGACTGCGCGATCGCCGAGGAGCTCGGGTACGACCCGACCGCGTGGCACGAGAACGGGCCCAAGACCCTCCTCGCCGACGACCCGGAGAAGCTCGAGCGTTACGAGCGGGCGCCATGGGGGCTGTGACGCGCTCCCTGGTCCCCGACATGACGGTCTACCGCGATGGTTCCATCGTGGTCTTCACGGCCGTCACCCCCGTGGCCCATGCTTGGGTGCGGGACAACGTCGAGATGGAGGCCTGGCAGCAGTTGGGCCCGGCCTCCTTCGCCGTCGATCGCCGACTGGCCCACGACCTGGTCGTGGCCATGATGAACGAAGGGGTGATGGTCCGTGAGTGACCGTCGTTGGACAAGGCACCTGCTCGAGGAGATCCCCGGCTTCCTGGGGTACATGCCCGACCTGAGCGTGATCACGGTCGACGTGGACCAGGACTGGAACATGGTCACGATGCACGAGGTCCGCGAGCCGGTCCATCTCACGCAGTGGCAGACCCGCCACCGCAGCGAGGGGACCGGCTCGGTGATGGTGGCCTACTGCAAGGACCCCGGCGCGCTGTCCGCGGTCAGCAACATCGCCTTCCAGGCCATGTGCGTCGGCGTAGCGCGCTCGGAGGACTGGGCCGAGATCGTGACCATCCGGCAGGAGGGCTTCAACGGCCTCTACTCCTGCGGGTGGACGAACATGCACTTCCACCCCTACGAGCCGAAGCAGGAGGTCGGCTTCACCATCTCCCCCGACCGGGACGCGTGGATGTCGAGGTTCGCCTACGACGCCTCGTTCACCCGGGACGCGGACCCGGTCGCGGCGCTGGGGATCCAGCGCGACGACACGGCCCTGGCGGACGCGATGCGCGACCCCCGCGGCCTGGACCCCACCGCTGCCCTGGCGATCACCCGGGCACTCACCACGAAGGACAAGGTCGACGACTTCGTGGCCGACGTCCAGCTCCACACCTGGCTCGCGGACAACGTCATCGACCTGGTCCGCTCGTCCTCGAGCACCTACGTCCTGCACGCGGCGGCAGCGCTGCTGACCATCGGCTACCGGCAGAACGCGCTGGGGAACATCTACCAGCGGCTCGATGCCGCGTACCCCTGGCCGGCCGACCTGTCCGATCGGATCGAAGGGCTGCGCGAGCAGTCGAGGAATCCGAAGGAGACACTCCGGCTCCACGAGCTGTACCACAGCCTGGGCCTGATCCGTGCCCTGGAGAGGGCGACCACCAAGTCTTGACCTTTGATCTGAAGGTCGGGTAAGATAGACCCCGAGGTGGGGGAGACGTGCATCCCCCGTCACCGATCCCCCACCTCGCTGCCCCGACCGGAACCGCCGGCCGGGGCTTCTTCGTGTTACCGAACCGTGGAGGAACGTCATGCGCAAGATGCTCTCGGAGTTCGCGAACTCCGTCCGCAAGGTCATCAGCAAGGTCGCCCACTGGGTCGGCACCGCTGCCGCCTGGACGTGGGACAAGGTCATCCACCCGCCGATCCGCTTCACCCTCAAGGCGGTCGGCTGGGTCTTCGTCGGCGTGGGCACCGGCCTGGTGGTCACGCTCTACATGGCCGCCTCGGTGGTGGTCTGGTCGATCGACGTCGTCAGCACCCTGCTGTCCAAGGCGCTCGCCCTGGTCACCATCGCGATCTGCCTGCCGTTCCTGTTCCTCTTCGGCTGGAGCGTCACCAAGAACGCCCTGCAGACCGGGCTCAACATCCTCACCCACTGGTCTGCCGACACCATCCACGCCGGCACGATGATCCTCGAGGAGCGCAGGGCCGCGAAGGAGACGGTCGAGGTCGTCGTGGAGAGCGTCCCGGCCAGCCAGGTCAAGGGCCGTCCCACCCCGAAGCAGCGCAAGCGCCGCCCGGCCCGTCCGGCCGGCGGCTTCGCCCCGGTGGCGGTGTGAGCATCGCCTGCTGTGTCTGCGACCGTCCCGCTGAGGTCTGGCATCCGGATCCTCAGCGGGACGGCGAGCAGGCCGGCTACTGCTTCGAGCACGAGCCCGAGGAGGACTGATGGCCGACGAGCTGATGATCGGGACTGCCGAGGAGCAGCCCGGCCCCAAGAAGCCCCAGGTCACGATCTACTCCAACGACCGGACGTGGGTCGAGAAGATGACCGAGGCTTACCCCTACGACGCGGAGGCCTTCCGCGTCCGCTGGCTGTTCACCACCCAGGTGTACGGCCAGGCCTCGGCGCTGTGGAAGGTGACCGACGACAAGGGAGCGGAGCAGTGGTACCTGTTCTTCCAGGACCTGCTCTCCGCGCTCACGTCGGGCACCGCCGGGGTCCGGAACACCCGGGGCCTGGCCAACTACGTCGACCTGTTCCTCGAGGACTCCGACAACGTCTACGACATCCTCGAGGAGAGCGGCTGGACGTTCACCGAGCGAGACCCCAAGTGGTGGCACACCAGTGACCACCTCGCACCACCGATCCCCGTGAAGGAGAACTAGATGAGTGACGAGAACGCGCGCCTCTTCGAGAGCGCGATCGAGCAGATGCGGGGCCTCACCGCCGAGGCCCTCGCCGAGATCGTCCCCGAGCTCGCCGCCTACAAGGCCGCGCTCGGGGAGCAGTTCGACGCCGAGTTCGGGACGTACACGTTCACGGACGAGCAGTTCGACGAGCTGCTGCTCATGGTACTGACCATGGGCCTGATCCTCGGATCGGGCGAGGAGGCGCCGGCGACGGACCTCATCGTCCCGCTCGACCCCGAGGAGGCGCTGCGCATCATGCAGGGCCTGATCGGCAACGGCACCACCATCACGTTCACGGTCGTCCGCGACCAGAACACCGGCTCCTAGGAGGAGAACATGCTCGCTTCCATCCGCAACGCCCTCGCAGGTCTGATCGACTGGATCACCGAGCAGTTGGCGACCTACATGAAGGCGCTCCCGGTACCGGCAGCGAGCCCGCTGGCCCTCACCGGGCAGGAGGGCGGCGAGCCGGTCACCGAGATGGACGCGTTCGCCCGCAACGTCGCCGCCTACATCCTGGCGGCGGCTGCGATGGTGCTCGCGTTCGTCCCCTGGGTGTCCCCGGCCCTGTCCTACCCCCTCGTCGACTTCATGACGAGGCTGGCAGCGGTCATCTCGGTGTAGCCATGAGGCTCACCTACAACGGGCTCGAAGCGCTGGTGAACGAGGAGGAGACGGCCGCGCTGTCCACGAAGTGGCGCGCAGACCCCCTGGTCTGCGTGTCGTGGGTGGCGCGGTACGACCTCCTCATGTTCATCCCCGCCTCGCAGCTCATCATCGAAGTGGAGAAGCATGAGTGAGGTAGAGGTAACGCAGCTCGGCGACGGCGACTACATCGCCACAGGGTCCTTCGAGGACCTGGCCGAGTTCGAGAGGAAGAACCAGGAGGCCGCACTCGCGGCCCTCACGCCCGACCAGCGAGCACTCCTCGACGGTCGGGCGTTCTGCTTCTTCCGGTACATGGCCGGCGAGGAGCTCTCGCTGTTCGGGAAGGTCAAGTCGCTCGACGAGCTCGCCGCGGAGACCCGCGCCAGGTGGGACCCCGAGGACGGCCCCGTCGAGGACCAGATCGAGTCGTACGCCGACCTCCGCTCGCGCGGGTTCGCCTTCGCGGAGACCTTCTCCGCGTGGATGCCCACCGGCGAGCTCGGCGACGTCCACCTCTCGACCATCGTCGAGATCACCCCGGAGGCGTTCGAGTCCGCGCGCAAGGCCGAGTGGCTGATGGAGAACCTCGTTCACATCGACGTCCCGGCCTACATGCAGTGCGCGGACCGCTGGAACACCTTCGTGACCAAGAAGTGGCAGCAGGGAGGCACCGGATGAAGGTCAGGTTCCGCCGCATCTGGGACGCAGCGAGCGGGTTCGCAGTCCACCTCTCCGAGGATCTGCGGTTCGCCCTGCTCCCGGTGATGGAGAACTCGCCCGCCTACGCGGGCTGGCGGGTCTTCGAGATCACCACAGGAGAGCTGCTCGAGGGGAACTTCAGCACGCTCGACGAGGCCAAGGCCGAGGTCGAGCGGCTGAGCACCAGCGCGGGATCCCCCGCGTGAGCCGCGACTACGAGCTCAAGTGGGAGGGGGACTGGCCGGGACTCACGGTCAAGGTCCCCGAAGGCTCCGAGCTCGCCGTCGCGGAGATCGGGTACGACACCGCGAGGCATCCGCAGGGCTACATCGGCGCTCGGACCCTCAACGTGAAGCTCGTGTTCATCGACCTGGACGACCCGCCGCACCCCGTCATGGAACCGGCGGCGCTCAGGCCACTGACCAGTGTGAAGGGACAAGACGAGTGAGCACGCACTTCCACGTCGGCTTCGACGCCGGCCTGACCCGGCTGCAGATGCAGCAGGTGATCGACAAGTACAAGGTCTTCCACACCGAGCACCTCGAGGCGATCGAGACCGGCCTGGGCGACTGGAACGCGGCCGAGGTCCACTTCTGCGGGCCCTCGATGCTGCACATCGAGTTCGAGGACACCACCAGCAGCATCCAGGACAGGCGCGTCCCGCACCTGATGATGCGGTACTTCGAGCTCAGCATCATCCCGATCGTCTTCTTCGACGAGGACGTGAAGATGCTCTTCGAGTTCCACGACGAGGAGCTCGACGAGGAGAAGGGTCCCGGCTGCATCGTCTGCCGGGACTTCGCCTACCGGCTCATGCCGGCCGACATCAACAGCACCGCCCCCACCTACAACGAGTCCATCGGAGCGTGAACAAGATGAGTGACCTCTACACCCAGAACAAGGCAGCGCACTTCGCGAGCATCGTCGACGAGCTGGTCTCGATCGGCAAGCAGGGCTCGGCCGGCGACTACGCCGACCCGGTCGCCTACGCCCCCGGCGTCCAGATCGTCCTGCCCGAGGGCATGAGCGATGCGGTCGCCCTGGACGTGCTCTCGGCGCACTTCTCGGCCAAGAAGACCATCGTGACGGTCCGCAAGGAGGACTACGGCTACAAGCCGTGGGACGTCGCGAACGCCGTGGCCCGCGTGCTCGCGCGCCGGTTCGGCATCACCCCGACCCGCTCCGGCGGCTCGATCGAGGTCCAGGTGGACTACGACAAGGTCACCTACGTCCCCTGGGGCGTCATCTCGATCCCGGCGATCAAGGGCTCGCTGGAGATCGGCCAGATGGACCACGAGGACGGCAACGGCCTGGTGGGCTTCACCGAGATCCAGCTCCCCAAGCTCTACGAGGACGCCGCCCGCGCCCTGAACATGGAGATCGCGGCCGAGCTCATGGCCCACTCGATCTACCGGGGCAAGGCGATCACCGCGGACGACACCCCGCGGTTCCTCAACCCGTACGTCACGGACCGCCACGCCATCGTGTGGTCGGCCGAGACGCGCGCGGCGCTGTTCGGGTCGGTCATCAACATCATCCGCCACACCGAGCGCGCCAAGGACCGGGGCATCGACCTGCACCGCCCGGTCCTGTGGTACGGCGAGCCCGGCAACGGCAAGACCGAGACGATGAACATCGTCGCGCAGGAGGCCCTGGAGAACGGCTGGTCGTTCATCCAGTGCAACGGCTCGCTGCGCGACGTGATCCGCACGCTGCGCTACGGCCGCAGGCAGGGCCGCCACGTCGTCGCGGTCGAGGACTTCGAGCGCCTCATCAACGACGCCAGCCAGCAGGACCGCACGGACCTGCTCGAGGAGCTCGACGGCGCCACGAGCAAGGGCTCGGAGGTCCTGCTCATCGCGACGACGAACTTCCTGGAGGACCTCAACGTCCACCAGGCGGCCCGCCGGCGCTTCTTCAAGGAGATCTACTTCGGCCCGCTGGACACCCAGGGCGTCGAGAGCCTCCTGCGCCTGCAGCTCATGGACACCGCGGCGCCGGACGCCGGGGAGAGCATCGAGGGCGACGCGGTCCTGTCGGCCACCTACGACAAGGACGACTACGAGACCCTGAACTACGCCAAGGTCACCCGCGCGCTGGACGGCTGGGGCAACTCGTACATCCGCAAGGTCCAGGAGTTCGCCAAGAGCATCGCCCTGGCCCACCCGGAGCCCCACCTGACCACGGCCGACCTGCTCGACGCCGTGGCGGCCTACCGCCCGGACTGGGAGGCCTACATGGCCTCCTCGGGCCGCGAGGACAAGGCCACCTTCGAGCAGACGTACCGCGAGCTGGTGCGCTCGGAGGCGGCGGCCGCGGTCGCCGAGGTCCAGTGAAGATCGAGGTCGGCGACTTCACCTTCGCGGTCCAGGACAAGATGGTCTACCCGCTGACCGAATGCTGCGAGGCCAGCGCGAAGGGTAGCGAGGGCGGGATCGTCTGCCGCCGCTGCTACCGGGCGATCGACGACCTCCTGGGCATGGGCTGGACCTGGGACGACCCCGAGCTCGTCAACGGGCTCAAGGTCTGGTTCGACCTCCTCCCCGAGGAGATCGCGGAGGTCATGGCCGCCATCGAGAAGGAGAGGGCCGCAGCATGAGCGAGGCCGCCGTGGAGCACGAGCCCACGGCGGCCGACTTCCTCGCTGGGATCCTTGCTCGTCCCGCCGCTGTTTCCTGGAAGCAGTGGCGGGACGAGCGCCTCGACCTCACGGCGAAGTGCGACTGCCGCGTGCACACGTACGAGCGGTGGGTCCAGATGACCACCCCCCCTGCCCTACCCGAACACCACCAGCAAGACGATGCGCCAGGAGACGGCGGACAAGAACCAGTTCCGCCACCTGGTGTCCCACGAGGCCGGGAAGATCCTCGACCTCATCCCCGAAGACGCCTGGCCCACCTGCCTGGCTGATCAAGGAGAAGATTCGTGACCGAGATGATGAACCGCGCGCCCGCCAAGGCGCTCACCAAGAGCGAGCAGAGCAACCTCGAGGCGCTGATCAGGAACGACTACGCCCGCGCCCGGCTCGCGCTGAACACCGCCTACCGGGAGCACGACGAGGCGCTGGTCGCCGAGGCGGACGAGCTCTTCCCCGACGCCGAGCTCGACCGGGTCCGGCTCGCCCTCAGGACCAGGTTCGAGACGCTCGACGCGCTGTGGCAGGAGTTCCTCGAGGAGCAGCGCACCGACAAGATCGGCATCGGGGTCGAGCGCGAGGACGACACCCGCCTCTACAACGGCCTGACGATGCCCAACGCCCAGGTCTACTACCGGGAGAAGGACGCCTGGCTCCAGGGGCGCCGCGACGAGGCCAAGAAGGCCTACGACAAGGCGCACGAGGACCTCAACGCCGCCGAGCTCGAGGCCAAGCGCACCGTGCTGGTCAAGGGTATCGGGAGCCAGGAGGCGCTCGACGTCCTGAACGCCATCCCGCCGGCCGCGAGCCTGTTCACGGCCTCGATCGAGGAGCCGAAGGAGCTGGAGTCGTGAGCGCGAGCACCGAGGCCGTCCAGCGCCTCCTCGACGCGTTCATCGACGGCGACTACATCCTGATCCGCTTCGGCGAGAAGGTGGACGTCGGCGAGCACGGGGCGATCCCGGTCGTCCTGAACACCAACATGCCGAACGAGGACGCGACGATCGCGCTCCGGCGCATCGCGGAGAGCCTGTCCACGGACGGCTACATGGTCACCCCGGACGTGGAGGGAGCACTCAGTGGCGCACTCATCCAGCCACCCGCTGGCGGGTAGGACCGTCCGGCTGGTCAACGCCCAGGACCCCGTCCAGGGCCAGGTGGTGGCCGGCACGGAGTTCGTCCTCGAGGACTGGGTCGACACCATGGAGCGCGGTGACGGCAGGTCCTGGATGGACATGGACGGCAACTGGGCCGCATCGCACTACGCGATGCGGGCCGGGATGACCGGGCTCCCGCTGGACGACGAGGTCGTCTACGGGAAGATCGGCCCGTTCGGCCACATGGTCCACGAGACCGAGATCGGCGAAGAGATCACCCCCAACCCCTGACACAGAGCCCCGGTCCCCTTCGGGGGGCCGGGGCTTTGCCATGCCCGGATCCGGTCAGCCCGATCCCTTGAGGCGCTGCAGGCGCCTCTGGTCGGCCATCCGCTGGGTGAAGTCGACCGGGTCGCTCGCCGCGACTGCGACCGATCCGATGTTGACGTTGTTCTGCTGGTAGGCGTTCGCCCCGCCGCCGGTCGAGCTCGACGGCGTACGGGGGGTGTTCGAGCCGTAGATGACCCGCGAGGTGTCGCCCACCTTGGCGACCTCGCCGAAGAGTTCGGGGAAGGCGGCCTTGACCCGCTTGAGCTCCTCGATGGTGGCGTTGCCGGCCTTGCCGATGTTCTTGGTGACCAGCGTGACGGCCTTGTCGAACAGGACGCCGAAGGAGGCCGCCTGCTCCTCGCTCATGCGGTCCAGGTCCTCCTTGGCCCGCTTGGTCTGCAGCGCGTGCGCCGCGGCCATCCGTCCCAGGCCCTTGTTGAAGTCCGCGGTGGCGCGCGAGATCGACGTGGAGAAGTCCGACGAGGCCCGGTTCATCTGCTTGCGGAAGTCCTCGTTCGCCCGGCGGTACTGCTGGCTCAGGTCACTCTGGGTGAGCCCCAGCGTGGCGCTCTGGCGCGCACCCACCATGCCGTTGATCTGGCGGGCGTCGTTGCGGCTCATCTCGGCCGCGAGCTCCTCGACCTGCTGGGCGTTGGCCGGGTTCGCCAGGTCGAGCATGTCGATCGCCTGCTGGCTCAGGCCCAGGCGCTTGAGCTTGCGCAGGTTCGCGATCTGCTTCTTGATCCGCCCGGTCTGGTCCTTGAGGTTCTGCTTGAGCGTGCCGACGTCGGCGGTGTAGGAGGCCTGGACGCGGCGGAAGGGGTTGTAGATGCTCTTGGCCGCGTCCTCGCCCTGGCGCTTCTGGGCCTGGGTGAAGTCCTCCTGCGCGCGCGCCATGGACTTGTTGAAGTCCTCGGTCGAGCGGGCCATGGAGGTCTGGAAGTCCTCCTGCGACTGGCTACGGGTGCGGTAGTAGTCCTCGTCCGAACGCTCCATCGAGATGGCGAAGTTCTTCTGCGCCTGGACCATGCTCATCAGGTACTGCTGGTAGTTCGCCTTCTCCGACTCCAGCGCACGCTTGGCGGCCTCCTGGCGCGGGATCGACTCGTCGGTGGCCGGCTCGCCCATGACGGTCGTGTACTTCTCCTGCGCGGCCTGCAGGCGTCCCACGCGACCCAGGCCGACCGAGGCGAACTGCTGGTCCACCCCGAGCAGCCCCTGGGCCTGCTTGGCCAGGGCGGCGATCTGCTCGAACTTCGCGCCGGGCTTGGTGCTCTCCTCGGCCAGGATCCCCTGCAGGACGCTGTCGGCCTTGGCGATCGAGCCGCCGCCCTTCTCCTTGGCCATCTTGTAGAGCTCGAGCACGGCCTTGTTCTGGACGGTCGAGTCCCCGATCCGGGTGACCGCGTCCCCGAGGTAGCCGCTCTGCAGGTCCACCCCCCGCCCGCGCAGCCCGAGCACGCCCGGGTCGGTGTTGGTGACCGCGAGCCGGTACAGGGCCGTCTGGCCCGCCTGGCCGCCGGAGAAGACCAGGTTCGGGTTGTTGGTCCGGTAGTTCCCGAAGGTCGAGTCCGCGTCCTGCGCGCCGAGGAGCTCGGCGGCCGAGCCGTAGCCGTTGGCCGCGTTGTACTTGAAGTCCACCCCGAGGAGCTGCTCGACCTGGGCGACCGCCGCCACGCGGGCCTTGCGGGTGGCCGGGTCGTCGTTGGCGGTCCCGCCCTTGAGGGCGGCGTCGAGCATCGTGACCGCGGCGTTGACCTTGGCCTGCTCCTGGACGTTCGCGTCGCCGAACTTGGAGTACTGCGAGACGTACTGCAGCGCCGCGCCCAGGCCCATCTGGGTCTTGCGGTCGGCGTCCCCGGACAGGGTGAACCCCAGCCGCTCCCCGATGCCCGAGACGTCGGAGTTGCCGATGTTCCCCGCGGCGTTGGAGATGTCGCCCAGGGTGACCGTGGAGGTCGGGTTCCGCATGTAGGCGTCGATCGCGTCCTTGCCCGCCTGGCCGGGCAGCGCGCGCCGGACGTCGGCGAAGGCGAGGTTCATCGTCTCCGGGCTGCTGTTCGCCCCCAGCGAGCGCAGGTAGGAGACCGCCTGGTCCTTGTTTGTGATCGACGCCGTGTTCGGGTTGGTCGCGCCGCCGGCGATGATCCCGTTCCGGGCGTTCGCGGCCGCAGCGGCGAGCGAGTCGAGTTCCTTGGAGCTCTTGCCGACCATGAGGGTCATGTCCGAGAGCGAGGAGGACGCGGTCCCCAGCGCCGCGGCGTACGGCGACGCCTGGTTGTAGGCGTTGGGGTCCTTGGCGCGGTCGCGCAGCGCGGTGAGCTGCTCATCGTTCATGCTCTTGACCTGGATCGCCGCGATACCGGCCATCGCCGCGATGCCGATCGGTCCGCCCAGGAAGTCCATGGCCGCGCCGCCGAGCTTGCCCAGCGCCCTGCCGGCGACGGCGCCGCCCGCGCTCACGCCGGCCTTGGCCGCCGACCACTCGAACTTGGCCAGCGCCGCGGTGGCCTTGAGCGTCGAGCGGGTGAAGGAGTCCGTCGAGCTCGCGGCCGCGCGGATGCCCGACCACAGGCTGGTCTGGTTGCCGCGCTGGTAGCCCTGCTGGCGGGACTCGTCGTAGAACTCGGACTGGAAGTTCGCGCCCACTGCGACCATGCGCGGGAGGAAGCCCAAGGCCGAGCTCGCCTTCTGCACGATGCCCCGGCCGCCGTTGTTCCCGCCCCAGATGTCGCCCACGGCGGCGCCGGAGGCGAAGCCCATCCCCTCGAGGCGCCCGGCGCGGCCGCCGGTGTAGCGGTCGATGTAGGGGCCGTCCGGGATGCTCATCCCGTTCTTGGCTGCGGCCGCGGCCCGGCGGCCCTCGCGGAAGGCTCCCAGGGGCGAGGAGTTGTAGAGCCAGCGGATGCCTGCGGGGACCGCGGCCATGCTCGCGACCTGCATGATGCCGCCGGCCGCGCCGGAGGCCAGCCCGCCCGCGGCCGCCAGCGCCCCGCCCGCGGCGAAGATGCCGGTGAGCTTGGACGCCTCGGCGGTGATGTTGTTCAGGACGCCCAGGCCGTAGGTCAGGGGGGTGATGATGCCCGAGCCGATCGAGGTCGCCATGTCCTTGGCGATGTTCCCCGCGCGGATCATCTCGTCCGCGAAGCCGCTCATCGCGGCCTCCGCGCCCTTGTTCGTCGAGTCGTCGCCGTAGCCGCCCACCGCGGCGTTGACGAGCTTCTCCAGGCCGCCGGACTGCGCCGCCATGGTCTGGATCGCCTTGGCCGCGCGGATGCCGTCGAAGCCCATCTGGTCGAGCACCTGGACGGCCTGGGGGCCGGCGTCGTTGATCGCCTTGAAGATCTTCACGACCTGCTGGGACGAGTCGAGCTTCTTGAACTCGTCGACCGTCACCCCGACCAGGGATGCGTACTTGGCCAGCCCGGGGCCGCCGCTCGAGGTCTGGCGCACGATGTCGGCCAGCATCGTGTTGAAGGTGTTCGCCGCGGCGAAGCCGTCGTTGCCGGCCTGGACGAAGGCCGAGGACAGGCCCAGGACCTGCTTCTGGCCGATGCCGGCGACCCGGGCGAACGGCGCGATCGAGTTCGCGAAGTCGGCCACGCTCTGCGCCGAGACCCCGGCGGTGGCCGAGACCTTGACCAGCGAGTCGGTGAAGGCCCGCATCTGGCTGCCCCCGCCGCCCAGGGTGCCCATCTGGCGGCTCAGGGAGGTCATGGAGGACGCCAGGCCCTGCGCGGAGTCCCCGGTGGCCGCAGAGGCCTTCAGGAACGTCGTGGTGAACGACGCGAGGTCCTTCTGGCTGGTCACGCCCATCTTGGAGATGGCGGTGGTCAGCGCCACGACCTCGTCGCGCGCGACCGGCATGTCCCGGCTCGCCTGGCGGATGCTGGTGCTCAGCGCGCCGATGTTCTTGCCGGTGACCGCGGCCTGGCCCGACAGCGTGCCGAGCTGCTTCTCGTAGTTCGCCGTGACGGCGACCATGCCGCCCATCATCGCCAGGTCGGCGGCGGCGAACAGGGTCAGCTTCTTGCCGGTGCGCTTGCCCAGGCCGTCGAGCTTGGACGCCAGGACGTCGACGGCCGCGGCGAGCTTGGTGGTGTCGTCCGCGGCCGCCGCGACGTCCTGGCGGTAGGGCTGGACGTCCGCGGTGAGGCGGACGTTGGCGTCCCGGGTCTCCTCACTCACTGCGCGCCGCCCGGACTCGAGCGGAGCGCTCCGCCGCGACGTGGCGGCGTGCGGCCTCGGGGGTGCCGGCCGGGAGCAGGGTCAGGTAGGAGCCGGGGCCGCCCCCGCCCATGTCGTGCTTGGTGTAGCAGCCCATGCAGACCTTCTCCACCGGCTCGTAAGCGAAGCGGGCCCCGCCCTGCTCGGGATCCCACTCCCAGTCTGCCGTGCCGCACAAGGTGCACTTCTCCGCCTCGTGCAGGTGGAAGGCGATCGCCTTGGCCTGGTCGACCGAGTCCCAGGCCATGAACTCGCTGTGCGGGATGGAGTACTTCGCCGCCACGCTCATCTCGAGCGCGAGCTGCGCGTCCCTCCTCAGTCGCCCGCGGTAGTAGGGACCAGCTCGAAGCCCGTGTTGCACAGACCGGCGGCGGTGTAGAACAGGCCGCTGAGCTCGCCCGGGGACCAGTCGGGGCTCTTCCAGAACTTCGCCCAGGCGGACACCTCGAGCTCGGGCTCGATGCAGACCACCGCGAGCAGCGCCGGGGCGAAGGTGTCCACGTTGAACGACTCGCCCTTGGCCTGCTGGGTCTTGGTCGGCGGGTGCTCGTCCACCAGGGCGTCGTACGCCTTGCGGCTGATCGCCCGGAACAGGAACGAGACCTTCTTGGGCCCGGCCTCGGTGGGGATCTCGACCGCCACCTCGCGCTCGGCGCGCTTCTTGCCCTGCAGGTCGTTCAGCGTCGCGCGCGGGATGCTGGTGATGGGGTCCTTCTTCACGTCGGCGTCGCCGGTCCGGACGTCCAGGTCCGCGTCGATTACGTCGTTCTTGGCCATGGGGTTCTCCTCGGTGGGGGATCTTGATCGCATCGTAGAGCCCGCAAAGCGACGAGGACAGCACCTCGGGTCCCCTCGGCCCGAAGTACTGCCCTCGCCAGTTGGGTGCCCCCACCGGCCCCGATCAGGTGACGGTCGCCGCCTCGTTGGGCTCGGTCGGCACCGCGCAGGTCACCGTGAAGCTCTGGACCGTGTTGTTGCTCATGCCGGCCATCGAGCGGCTGGTCACGATGATCGGCCAGACCTCGACGACGTTGCCCGTGGTCGGCTTGCGCAGCGCGCCCGAGCCGCCGAAGCGCGAGATGATGACGAAGCCCTTGGTCTTGCGCGGAAGCGTGGTCCACGCGGTGTCGGCGGTGTCGTCGCGGTAGCAGTCCATCGAGAACGACGCGGAGCTCGTGCCCACGGCCGAGGTCTCGAACAGTGAGTCGAAGCTCGGGGTCGGGATCACGTTGCCCTGGGTCGAGGCCGTGAGGCTCATGATGAACGGCGTGAGGTTCACCGACGCGGTGACCTCGGCGGCGGTCGGGATGAGCGACGCCGAAGCGACGCCGCCAGACGACGCGAAGCAGATGTAGCTCGCGTCGTTCGGGATGATGCGTGCCATGGGTCAGTCCTCCTACGGCTTTCCGCTGTCCTTCTTCAAGGATGCGGGCTCTGTCGAGGGCTCCTTCTCCGGAGTTTCGATCGAAACCCCGGCCTCGGGCTCGACAGCCGCGATGCCGAGCTGGGCTGCACGGGCGGCCAGCTCGACCTCGGAGTAGCGGCCGGACTCGTCGACCGCAGGGCCTTCGGGCCGGTGCTCCCAGCCCGCCTCCTCCCAGACGGGGACGGACTCGTCCACGATCTCGGACCAGCGGACGAGGGTGGGGTGGAAGACCCAGGTCATGTCGCTCACGTCGGCTCCTTGTTTGCCCACAGCTCGACGCTGTCGGTCTGGGCGTAGAACGGCGGGTCGGTCTGATCCGCCCTGTTCACCTGCCCGATGGCGGACAGGTTGACCTTGACTACACGGTATCCGCCGCCGCTAGTGGTGACCGCGGCCCGCGAGAGCGCAAGGACGACGGCGCGAACGCGGTCGGCGATCCGCTCGACCTGGTCGCCGCGGATGGCGTACGACGTCACCGAGTAGGGCAGGCGCCAGTCGCCCTGGCTGTCGACCGCCATCGGCCCCGAGCTCGTCGAGGCGGTCAGCGGGACGACCACGACGTACGGGCGGAAGAGCCCGGCCAGGGGGGTGTTCGGCTCGCCCTCCCAGCCGCCGCCGTCCGGGCGCTCGGCGACGCCCACCGGGAAGCCGGCCGCCTCGAGGCCCGCGGTGATCGCCAGGGTGAAGGGGTGACGCTCCATCAGGCGTTCGGTCCCTTCGTGATCAGCAGCGCGCCGGTGGCGGCCAGGTCGGCGGTCAGCGGCTCCAGGGCCTCCTTGACCGCGCGCCGCATGTAGCGCTTGGCCCTGACGCCGGGGTGGACGACCTTCTGGGTGACGACGCGCTTGCCGTCGACCGTGAAGGACAGCGCGGAGGCGTTCTTCGGGCGGATCTCGTACGGCGCGCCGGGGAACTCCCCGCGGCTGCCGGTGCCGAACTCCTGGTAGGGGCCGTACTCCACCCCGGGGCCGATCGTGGCCGAGGTGGGGGTGTCGAACCGGATCGTGATCGAGTTCTTCAGTGCGCCGGTGGCGACCGGGGCGAACTGCATCGCCGAGGCCTGCACGCGCACGGCTGCGCGTCGGACGACCTCGGCGGCCGCCATGTCCAGGGGTGTGCCGGTAGCGGCCCGGAGGTCCTGCGCGAGCTGACGCAGATCGGCGCTGGCCGCGGTCATCGGCCCATGATCCGGTCGTACGCGCCCCAGCCGAGCAGCAGCGCCAGCACGGCACCCAGGGCGGTGAGCAGGCCGACCGCGAAGGCCCGCAGGAAGATGGCGATCATGCCTCGCGCTCCCATGCCTGAGAATCGCTCCAGACCGTGCAGGTGAGCTGGCGGGTGGAGCGGTAGATCCCGCCGCCCTCGACGCTGCGGACCCGGAACCCCAGCCCCACCACCGTGGCGTCCTCGGGGCAGGCCGTGATCGTCACGACGTCGTCCGGCCGGGGAGCCGGCGCCGATGCGGGGAGCGAGATCACCGTGCTGCGGACCGGGACCGGGGACTCCCCGACCATGATCTCCCCGCCGCTCCCGATCGAGTGCAGGAAGGCGGAGCCGGTGTAGATGGTCTGCTGGGCGACCGGGACGACGACCAGGGAGGCCTCGTCGAGAACGCCGTCCGAGGACATCCGGCGTACGACGACCTTCACGTCCATCTCGGCCGCAGCGCGGCGCTGGACATAGGCGCGGGCGCGGGCGTGGCGCGCCGACATCGAGGTCACCACACGCCCCCGTAGTACTCGTCGCCGCGGTAGTCGCCCTGGCCGCCGCCGCGGTAGTTGTCGTGCATCCCGACCGAGAAGTTCAGAGGCTTGACGGAGGGGTCGTAGACGTCGTTGAGGTCCACCCCGCCGACGTCCGGGCCGCCGATGTTGCGCTGGGCGTCCTGGGAGCGCAGCCGCCCGGACAGGGCGAGGAAGCGGTCCATGAGGTCCTGGAGCGCGACCGTGACGCCGTCCGCGGAGACGGCGACCTCGCGCGCGTACCTCGAGGCGAGGTTCTCGGCCGCCACGGCCGCCACGATCAGCTTGGAGTTCGACACCGGCAGCCACTCGGCCAGCAGGAAGTCGATCTCGCCGTCGCTGACCAGGGGGTCGTCGGGGTCGGTGTCCCCGAGGTAGTACCGCACGGCGTCGCGGTCGGAGCTCGACGGGTCGCCGGAGTAGGACCAGGTCCCCTGCAGGAGCGCGGTGATCTGCAGGACGAGGTACGTGGCGTTGGGCAGGGTGAGCCCGACCGACCCGGGGAAGTCGACCTCGAACCAGCACTGGTAGAAGCCGGCCGGGACCAGCGCGTCCTGGGCCGACCAGGCGTAGGTGACCTCGCCGGTGGTCCGGTCGGTCGCCATGGTGCAGGTTCCGCTGATGACCACCCCGGAGGCGCCCGAGGCCTTGAACCGGACCTCCGTCGCGTCGGTGAGGTCCAGGACGATGCCGTCGACCTCGAGGACCCGCTGCAGCAGGGGCGCGCGGTTGCCGAAGCGGAGCAGGATGTCAGGCGTCACAGTTCCATCGTCCCCTGTCGATCAAGACCTCTTCCGGGCTCCGGAGCGTCCGGGCCCGCCCTTGCCCTTGCCCGACCCGGGGAGCCCGGTGGCGTCGGTCGAGTCCGGGCCGCCGGTCGCGTCGGCGCGGAACAGCCGCCCCACTGCGCCTGCGACCTTCCCGGCTGCGATCTTGGCCGCCTGGCCGCCCGAGTAAATCAGGCTTCCCGTGAAGCTCAGGGCCGAGGCCAGCGTCTTGCCGACCGCCCGGACGATCGTCCCGGACGACGTGAGGGCGGCCGCCAGGGACTTCCCCGTGCGGCGCGCCAGGGAGCCCGTGAAGCCGATGGAGGCGTTCAGGGCTGCGAGATACGTCCGCGAGCGCGTCAGGGCGCCCACGAAGCCCGCAGCGGCTCCCAGGGCCCTCCGGGTCTGCTTGGCCAGCGCGCCGCTCGGGGCGAGTGATGCCGTCAGGCCCCGTGCCGTGCGCCGGACGATGTTCCCCGTGAAACCCGCCCCGGCCGTGAGCGCCTTCCCGGTACGTCGCGCGACGGACCCGGCGTACGACGCGGCTCCGGCCAGGGACTTCCAGGTCTGCTTGGCCAGCACGCCGGCGAACCCGGATGCCGCCGACAGGGACCTCGAAGTCCGCTTGGTCAGGGCGGCGGTGAACGCGCCGGCCGCAGCCAGGCTCCTCGAGGTACGGCGGCTCAACGCCCCGGTGAGCCCCAGGGTGGCCGAGAGGTTCTGGACGTACGAGACCGGGCCGCCGACCAGGTTGCTGGCCAGCCCCCCGACGAAGGACACGGCGGCGCTCAGAGCCCGGACGGTGGTTCGGGCCAGCGAGCCGCCGAACGACAGCGCGGCGCCCAGAGCCTTGCCTGCCTGCTTGCCCAGGGTGCCGGCCGAGCTCAACGACCCGGCCAGCGACCTGCTCGTCCGCTTGGCCGTCGCCCCGGCGAAGGTCGCTGCCGCGGACAGCGCGCGAGAGGTCCGCCGGGCCGTCGCGCCGGCGAACGACACGCCCGCAGCCAGCGGTCGGGAGATCGCGCGGGACAGCGTCCCGCCCGAGGACAGCCCGCCGGACAGGGCCTTGCCAGTGCGCTTGGACACCGACCCGGCGAACCCGACCGCGGCGGTGAAGGCCCGGGTGAGCACCGAGGTCGAGACCACTGACCCGACGAAGGACAGGCCTGCCCCCAGGCTGCGCGCGGTCCGCTTGGCGGTCGCGCCCGTGAACGACAGCGCCGCGGTGAGCCGGTACGGGAACGAGCGGGCCAGCGCCCCGGTGAAGGACAGGCCGGCCGCCAGCGCGCGGGAGGTGCGCCGCGAGATCGCCCCGGCGTACGACAGCGCGGCCGCCAGCGGCCGGGCGGTGCTGCGCGCGGCCGTCCCGGTGAAGGACAAGCTCGCGGTGAGAGCGCGGGTCAGCACGGAGGCCGAGGACACGGTTCCGGTGAACGTGAGCCCGGCTCCCAGCGAGCGCGCCGTGCGCCGGGTCGCCGCCCCGACGAAGCCGAGCGCCGCACTCAGCCGGAACGGGATGGAGCGCGCCAGCGACCCGGCGGTGCTCAGGCCGGCGGACAGGCTCCGGGAGGTGCGGCGGGCCAGCGACCCGGTGAACCCGGCGGCGGCGCTCAGCGGCCTGGTGGTCTGCCTCGTCGCTGTTCCGGCGAACGACAGCGCCGCACTGAAGGCACGGGTCAGGACCGAACTGGTGGTCGTCGTCCCGCTCGAGGTCAGGGTCGCCGACAGCGACCGCGCCGTGCGCTTGGCGACGGACCCGGCAAACCCCAGGGATGCCGCCAGCGCGCGCGGGATGCTCTTGGTCGTGGTCCCGACGAACGACAGCGAGGCCGTCAGCGCGCGGGAGGTCCGGGCGGTGTCCGACCCGGTGAAGCCCAGTGCCGCCGCCAGCGTCCTGGCGGTACGCCGGGACGCCGTCCCCACGAAGCCCACGGCGGCGCTCAGCGCCCGGCTCGTCCGGAAGGCGTCGGTCGCGGCGAAGGACAGGCTCGCGGCCAGCGAGCGGGCCGTCCGGGCGGCGTCGGCCCCGGCGAACGACAGCGTCGCGGCCAGGTCCTTGGTGTACTGGGTGGTCCCCGGGATCAGGGCGGTGGCGATCGAGCCGACGAAGGACAGGGCGGCGCTCAGCTCGCGGCTCGTCCGCTTCGCAGTGGACCCGGCGAACCCCACGGCGGCCGAGAGCGCCCGGGAGGTCCGTGCGGTGTCGGCGCCGGTGAACGTGGACGAGGCCGTCAGTGCCCTGTTCGCGCGCTTCGCCGTCGACCCCACGAACCCCAGGGACGCCGAGAGCGTCTTGGGGAAGGCGCGCAGGAAGGCCCCGACGAAGGTGAGCGCGGCGGCCAGGGCGCGCGTAGTCGCCTTGCGCGCGGTCCCGGTGAACGAGCTGGTCGCGGCCAGCGTCTTGTTCGCGCGCTTGGGGGCGGCACCAGTGAACCCCAGCGTGCCGGACACGCCCTGGGTGTAGGCGGTGGACCCGGTCGGGCTGTAGAGCAGGGTGACGGTGGCGGCGGCCCGGGCGTTGACCGAATCGCTGGCCTCCCAGTCGGAGGCCGAGGCGATGGTGGTCGAGCCGTTGGTCAACTTCCAGCCCGCACCCGCGAAGGCGTTGGTGGCGGTGGTGCTGGTCGAGCTCGCCGAGCTCGTGCCACCCCAGCCCGCCGCGGTGACGCTGATGGTGGGCTGAGTGAAGGTGGCTACCGTGGTGCCGCGGCCGCCGTGGAACGCGATGTCGATCGAGTCGGACCCGCCCGCAGTCACCGCCGGGGAGGTCAGGTTGATCGGCGGGGTGCTGTCCGCGCCGGTACCGGCGATGACCACCTGGTCGTGGGTGCAGCCGGTCCACTCCACCCGGGCGTAGGCCAGTGCGGTCTGGTTGGTCCCGGCGAAGGTGACGGTGACCACCGCGCCGGACATCGCCGAGGTCCACGGCGCGCGCCACAGGTAGTGCCGGGACGAGGAGTTCGCGTCAAAGGGCCCGGCAGCACCGTTGTTGGTGATGTCGGTCCAGGTCGCGCCCGAGGTGTCGGTGATGCTGGTCAGCGCGTTGCCGACCGACGACCGGCTGGCGAAGACGTAGACGAAGCCGTCCTGGGACACGTACGTCGGGAGCGTGATGGTGCACGCGCCTGCGCCGGCGATGCTGCTGGACCCCGTGGTGACCAGCGGCCCCCGCGGCTTGAGCAGCAGGAGGAGGCTCATGCAGGGCCTCCCGGATCAGTACTCGAAGCCGATGACGTTGACGAACCAGGTCGGTGCGTTGGTCGTGAACGTGGCGGCGGCGGTGATGCCCCACTGGAGCGTTCCGTCTCCGGCGAACTCCAGGCCGTCCGGGATGATCAGTTGCGCGCGGTCCCATGCGAGAGCCGTAGCCGGCGTTGCGGTCGCGGTCGAGGTGATGATGTTCGACGTGGTCGTGACCGCACCCGCCGTGTTGACACGGAAGTTGAACGTCGTGATCTGCGCGGTGGCCGTGGTGTTGCCTCGGCTGCCGACAAGGATCTGCTGGATGCGGAACCGCTTGCCGGAGGTCGGGGTGAACGAGGAGCCGGTCGAGGTAGTGCCGCCGAACGTGGCATTGGATCGCGTCAGCGTGATCGCCGTCTCGACACCGGTCGCGCCAGCGGCTGCGGCGTTGGCCCAGAACGAGACGTAGGTACGTCCGGCGTCCTTGAGGTCCTGGGTGGTGTATCCCGACGCGCCCTGCGAGCCCTTCGTGATGAAGGGCGCGGCGGAGTAGTCGGACAGGCTCACGGCCTGCGTGCCGGCGGATGCGCTGAACCTGATCGACACCGACGGAGCGGTGGCGCCCGTGAGCCGAGCGCGAATGTAGTTCATACCGCCGGGAACCCTCAGCGCCCTGCCTGCGGTGATGCTCCCGACCGTTCCGGGCGCGAAGAGATCGCCGATGGCGCGGACCGGGAGCAGGTACCAGTTGCCGTCGGAGCCATTGGTGGAGTCCAGCGACCCCTCGATCCACAGGCTTCCCGACCCGAACGTCCCGGTGGCCTGGATGGTGACGGAGGACTCGCCGCCCGTGAGCGCCATGGCGACGAACGACGATGCCGTCGGAGCCGTCGAGATCAGGGTTCCGGTCTGGGCGGGCGTACCACCGAGGGCGTCGGTCGCGGTGATGGTTCCGGTGCCGATGGTGTTCGGGACCCGGACCTCGAGCTCGCCCGCGGCGGTGACCGACGCGACGTTCGCCGCGGTGACCGGGTCGCCGATCACCATCACCTGACGGTGCTCGTCCGTTCCCGCGCCGACGGTCCGGGTGTCGATCTTGGTCCCGGTACCTGCGGTGATGGTGACGTCTGCGTCGGCCACGGCCTACCTCTCAGCGATCGGGATCAGACGTAGCCGGGCGAGACGTACGGACCAGCGAACAGCGAGGCGGGCACGAAGTCCGCCACGGTGCCGACCTTCACCCCCGCCGGGGCGTTGCCGAAGGAGTCGGAGTTGTTGTACGGCGAGCCGGAGATCAAGACCTCGCTCGCGGTCGCGCGGGTGAAGGCCGGCTGGCGGTCGGCGAACAGGTACTTCGCACCGGACAGGCCGACGAAGTTGATGTTCGAGAACCGCCACGGGTCCAGCTGCGCGGGCAGGGTGCGCCCGTCCCCGGCGTCCATGTAGGCGCCCTGGTAGCCGATCCGCTTCGCGGTGAGGTTGTGCACCCGCAGGGTCGAGGGGCCGCCCCAGCACTGGATGACGTCGGCGTGCACCGTGCCGGAGGTTCCGTAGGTGGTGCCGTCGTTGCGCGCGTTCTGGATCTGCACCACGCGCCGGTTGTTGGTCCGGATCGCGATCTGGATGAAGTCCGAGAAGTACGTGCCGGGCAGGCCGTAGATCCCCTCGAGGTGGTCGATGCCCGCGTCGTCGCCGTCGGACAGGCGGATGCCGCGGTTGGTCGAGTCGTACGACCCGGACGGCACCGCGGTGCGCCCGCCCAGGCGCAGGTCCCACACCACCCGGTTGCGGCCGCCCTTGATGGTGACCGGCACAGTGATGGTCGACGGGCAGACGATCAGCGCGTCGGTCCCGGCCGGCACGGAGACGACTCCGGTGGAGGGCACCGTGATCTTCGGGTAGTTCTGCCAGCCCGCGGGCGGGGCGTACGGCAGCAGCCCCGTGGGCGGGACGACCACCGGCGGGGGCGTGGTGAGCTCGGCGATCCTGGCCTTGAGCGCGGCGATCTCGGCGTCCTTAGCAGCCACGGTGGAGTCCGCAGCCGCCAGGAACGCGTCGAGGGCGTCGGTGTGGGGCTTGCCGTCGCTGGCGAACGTCATGCCAGGCTCCGATCAGCCGCCGGAGTTGACCAGCAGCGTGTAGGTGAACTGGATCGAGTCGCCGTTGACGACGTTGATCGCGGAGAAGACCTTGTGGTCCCACATCACCGGGCGGAACACCAGGGTGTTCGTGTTCGCCGGGGTGGTGCCGGCCGCGGTGCCGTCCGAGACCTTGTACCAGGCCGGCACGGTGACCACGGAGGTCGTGTTCGAGGTGATGAGGCCCCAGTGCGGGGTCGCGTTTCCGGTGTTCTCGACGATCGTCAGGGTCTGGCCCTGGGTGCCGTTGCCGGACGCGGTGAGCGGGGTGGCCGTCACGGTGCCGGTGGTCGCAGAGCCCGCGGTGAACGGCGAGCCGGTGGCGCTCGACAGGGCCGTGCCGCCGATCGCGCCGAGCGTGGTGAACAGGCCCCACTCGGTCACGGCCTCGGTGCCGGTGTAGGAGATCGTGGCGACCGTGCGGTAGCTCTGGCTGTTGGCGGCCGAGACGAGCGACTGGGTGCCGGTGACGACCGTCTGGCCGCCCTGGGTCGAGGGCGTCTGCAGCTTGATGTCGGTGGCGGCCGCGGCGGTGGCGCCGGTGCCGGTGGCGTGGAAGTTCGCCACGCGCAGGGTGTTCAGCGCGATGGTCGCGGCCGAGGTCGGCCAGGCCCAGTCGTTGGCCATGGCGAGCACGCCGACGTTGGTCACCAGGCCGGAGCCCAGGTCGATCTCGTCCTTGATGCGCCCGTCGCCGTCGCGGTGCACCGCGCACAGGTTGGTCGCGAAGTGCTCGCGGCCGCGCATCACGCTGTCGCCGCGGTCGCGGGAGAACATGACACGGCCGAAGGGCGTGCGGATCTGGCGGATGCGGTGCGGGGTACGCCCGCGCGCGCCGAACGCCACCTGCTGAATGCCGAGCTCGCCGCTCATGCCGACGTTGCCGTCCATGTGTCCTCCTGTGGTCCTACTGTCAGGCTAGGGGTGCCAGCAACCTTCACTGGTAGTCGTAGCGCTTCTTGTCTTCCTTGACGCGGCTCAGGTGAGCGCCGCCCAGGACTCCTCCGGTTGCACCGCCCGCGCCCGAGGATGCGGTGGCCTGGGTCCAGCCCCGCAGGGTCTTGGCGTCGACGGAGTGCCCGGCCACCTTCACCCCTTCGCGCAGGACCTTGATCTTCTTCCCTGCGATGGTGGCCGCGCCCAGCCCGAGCGCTGCGCCGGCTGCGCCGCCGATGGTCTTGGCGCCGAGGTTCCCTGCAGCCGCCTCGAGCTTGTTCTTCTTCGACTTGTCGTACGCGCGCACGGTCGAGGCCGGCAGGACCGGCGAGAGCCAGTCCGGCACCGTCCTGCGCTTGGGGTCCTGGAGCTTGGAGACCTCTCCGTGCTCGACCCCGAAGGCCGAGATCACGACGCCTTCTTCGTCTTCCCACCCATGGACGCCTTGACCTGGCTGACGGTCTTGGTCGGCTTCTTGCCGTACGTCTCGATCAGACGCAGGCCGAGCTTGGGCGAGCCCTTGGAGATGGGCGTGTGCTGGACGCCGAACGGGTTCACGAGGCCACCTTCTTCGCCGGGACGAGAGTCTTGGGCTTGGGCGCCGCCTTCTTGGCCGCCGCCTTGGTCGTCGGCTTCTTCGCGACCGGCGGCGCGGGCTCGACGACCTTGGCCTTGGCAGCCTCGATCTTCGCCGCGCGGGCCGCGCGCGAGGCGCGGACGCTGGTCGGGTCGTAGTTCTTGTCACCCTTGTAGTCGACCAGGCCGGAGCGGATCAGGGCCGAGCCGCGCGGGAGCGCGTCGAAGACCTCGTCCGGGATCACGTCACCGGGGGCGTAGGCCACGCCGAGGATGGTGCGGGGGCGGCGAGCGACGTACATGGGTCCTCCTATGGGAAGGGGCCGGGGATGCCCGGTTACAGCATCTCCGGCCCCACAAGCCCGATCAGACGAGCCGGTAGACCTTGTAGGTCCAGGTGCGGCTGGTCCCGTCCACGGCGCCGGCCGTGGGGTTGCCCAGGATGAGCTGGAACGAGCCGTTGCCCGCGATGACGCCCTTGGGGTACAGGCCCGCCTCGAGCGCGGCCGGGGGCTCGAGCACGAGGATGTCGGTGGACTTGAGCCCCGCCAGGGTGACGGTGGTCGTGCCGGACGCGCCGGCCGCGATGGAAGCAGGGTCGATCGCGACGGTGCCGCGCATGTGCGCGCCGCCGCGGGCCGGGCCCTTGCGGAATCCGAGAGTCGCCATGAAGCTTCCTCCTCCTTCGGGAGAGAAGCCGGGGCCCGCCTCAGGAACGGGCCCCAGCTCCTACGTCAGGCGACCGCCGAGGCGATGTAGACGCCCATGTCGGTCGCGACCTGCTTCATGGCGTACGCCATGCCGCCCTCGATGATTTCCGACTCCACGCGCTCGTCGCGCCAGCGCTTGATGCGCAGGCCCTGGTCGTTGCCGGCGTACCCCTTCCAGGTGAAGGTGTAGCCCGCGGTCGGCTGCATGAGCGAGGGGGTCGGGTTGACGTACCCGAACCAGCAGGTCTTGCCCGCGCCGTCAGCGACGAAGGCGTAGGTCGCCGCAGCGTCCTGGTCCTCCGGGTCGTTGATCTGCGGGCCGGACGCCTGGGTCGCGTACATCGTGAAGACCCGGTCGACGTCGAGCAGCGCAGCCAGGAGGTCATCGGTGAGGATGCCCTTCTGGGTGAACTTGATGCGGTCGATGATGTCCGGGTGGTTCTTCAGGACCTTGCGGACCACCGGGCCGAGGACCAGCGTGTTGGCGTCGAAGCCGTTGAGCTGGCGGAAGGCGAGCTTCCAGTCGGCGATGTCCGACAGCGGGTCCGACGCGGCGTCGTTCCACTGCAGGAACTGGTTGGTCGTCGGGGCCGCCGCGACGCCGGTGTAGGTCGTCAGCCAGCCCGAGCTGCTCGAGAGGAAGGTCGAGACGAACTCGATCTCGCGAGCGAGCAGGAGCTGGTTGGTGACGAACTGCGTCGCCTCGGACTCGAGCTTGAAGTTCGAGTCCGCGTTGGCGCGGGTCTGGTCGTCGATGGCCTTGGCCACAGCCGTGACGGACGCGTAGTACGTGTCGGTCGTGGTCTTGTAGCCGGTCCGCGCGACCTCGGTGCCGGGCGCGCGCTTCTGCGCGTCCGTGCGACGCCAGTCGGACTTGGTGTACTTGTGGTACAGGTCCGACTGCTTCTCGACCGGCACGATCGGGAAGATCTTGTCCGCGATGTAGTCCGTCTTCTTCGGGACGTACGCGACCGAGACGTTCGTGAGCGGCTGGTTGACGTGCAGGTCGGACTGAACGGGGTTCGGCATGTCAGGTCCCTCCTCAGCCCTTGACGCGGAGCAGCGCGGTCACCAGGTGCGTGGCCGTGGTGACGGTGGACAGGGCAACGCCGACGACGAGCGCGGCGTCGGCCGGCAGCGTGGCTGCCACCGCCTGGCCCGAGGCGTTCACCTTGAGGGCGTTGCCCGCGGTGATCGCGCCACCGGCCTCGACGAGGGTGACCCCGCTGATGCCGATGGTGGCCGGCTGGTTCACGTACTGCGGCTTGTTCTGGAGGACGCCGATGACGACCTCGTTGGCCGTGGTGTCCGCGGGGCCGGCGGTGCCGACGCCCGTGACCTTCACGAAGCGGTACTGCTTGCCGCCGTGAGCCGCAGGGGCTCCCGGCATACCCGCCACGCCGGTGTAGACCGCCAGGTTGCTGTCGGCCTTCAGCGTGATCGAGCGGAGGCTCTCCTCGTACGCCATGGTGTCCCTCCTCAGACCTTCTGCTCACGCAGGTAGGCGTCGTAGGCCTCGGGGTGCTCGAGGAAGTACGCCTCGGTCGCCTCGGCCTTGCTGATGGTCTGGCCGCTCTTCGAGACCTGGGCCTCGATGGCCGCCTCGACCTGCGCGAACGGGTCGCTGTTGTCGCCCCCGCCGATCAGGCCGATCTCGTCGAAGAGGGCGGAGCCCGCAGTCGAGAGAGCCTTGTGGATGACGGAGCAGTCCGCGTCCGACATGGTCTCGGCCATGCGCATGAGCACCGGGCCCAGGACGCCCGGGGCGGCCGGGATGTTGTAGCGCTTGGCCACCTCGACGTACTCGCGCTCGAGGCGGATGGTCTGCTCGCTCTTGGCGATCGCCTCGGCGCGCTCGGCGCGGGCCTCGGCCTGGGCGGCGCGGCCCAGGGCCTTGCTCACGACCTCGTCGCGCTCGATGTCGGTGACGGCCTTGGAGAGCGACGTGCGGAGCTCGTCCGTGAAGGCCTTGCCGACGAGCTCGAGGTCCTCCGAGAGGTCGGTCGCGTCCTCGTCGTAGTCCTCCTCGTCCAGGTCCTCGCCGTCGTCGACCACGACCTCGTAGGCCTGACCGTCGGCGGTGAACACCTGCTGACCGAGCTCCAGGGTCTCCGGGTCGACCGGGTTCCCGTCCTTGTCGAAGATCTCGGGCATGTGGTCCTCCTCGGTAGCCCGCTTGGCGATGACGACCCGGGCGCCGGGAGCTGCGGGCGTGTCCACCAGGGAGATCTCGTCGATCTCCATGCCGATCAGCCGGCTCACCCGACGTGCCATGTCTGCATCGCCTCCTTCCCTCCATCGTGGGGGGAGGCGCAACGGGCTCTTTGATGCGAAGTCAGCCCCGAATTCGCATCTAGTACCGGTGCTCCCACCAGCCGTTGTACGTCTTCCCGCCCCGCTTGCGGTGGTGCTCGTTGGCTGCGGAGGCGCCCGCGAGGGCCACCGATGCGCCCGCGGCGATGCCTGCGCGCTTGAGCCCGACGCCGCGCAGCACCTTGGACCGGCGGGTCGCCGCCTCGCCGAGCGACTTGGCCCCCTCGGCCGCGTTGCGGCTGCGGGCCGCGGCCTGCGCCAGCTTCTCGCCCTGGGCGATCTCGGCCTTGGCCTTGGACGCCTGGCCGCCGCGGTTCCTCGCCGGCATGTTCGGGACGTACGTCTGGGCGGCCTTGCCCTGGCGCTCGACCTTGGGCGCGAGCGCGGCCTGGGCGTCGCCCTGCGCGCGGAAGGCGGCCTCGCTGCGCTTGAGGTTGGCCGCCTCCTTGGCCGCGGGGTTCTTCACCGCGCGCAGCGCGAGCACGCCGCTCGCCCCGGCGGCGCCGGCGGACCCGGCGGCCAGGCCTGCGGTGTAGCCCTTGGCGCGCTGCTCGCGGCGCTTCTCCGGGTCGTACGCCTTGGCCAAGGAGCTGGCGGCGCGGGAGAAACCGTGCGCGATCGGAGTGGCGTCGGTGGCCAGCGACCGGGTGACGTCCGCACCGATCTTGCGCAGCTTGTACCCCTTGGCGTGCTTGCCGCGCTCCATCTGCTTCGCGCCGTGCAGCATCGTCGCGGTGTACCGCGCGGCGATCTTCTCGCCCATCTTGGAGACCGGCTGGCGGCGCTTGGACTCCTCGTTCTGGATCGAGGCGAAGTTGAACCCGCTCAGGCCGCCGATGCCGGCGCCGGTGATCGCGGCGTTGGTCGAGGCGTTCTTCAGCTTGGGTGCCACCTTGAGCCCCTTCTTCCGTGCGACGACCGAACCACCGAGCAGGCCGAGCGAGGTCAGGCCCGCTGCGCTTCCCGCCATGGACGTCCCGGCCTGGACCCGCTTGCGGTGAGCGAGCTCGGTGTCGGAGAGGCGGCGCTTGGAGATCACTTCCTCTTGGCTCCCACCACGCCGGCGGTGCCGCCGACGCCGATCGTCCCGCCCGCCAGGCCCAGGGCCTTGCCGGGGTTCTGCTGGACGAACTTGCCCGCCGAGGCCGCGGCCCCGCCCGCCTTGGCCTGCGCGCCGACCTTGAGCGGCGACGGCGGCTTGAACGGGGTCGGGGTGTTCGCGACCGCTCCGCGCGCCTGACGCTTGAGGGCGAGACCGCCCGCACGGGCCTTCTGCCCCATGCTGGACGTGCCGGTCAGAGCCTTGGCGCCCATCATCCGGCCGACGCCGACCGAGAGGTTGGCCGCGCGGACGGGGTTGAACTTCTCGACCGGCTCGGAGAAGGCCTTGGAGACGCCCCGGGCCTTGTTCGCCCGGCGCCGCTGGTTGATCTTCTTCTGGTGGTAGGCCTCCATGCCTCGAGCGCCGCCGGCCACGCCGAGGGCGGCACCTCCTGCGAGCGCGGCCCCGCCGACGACCTTCGCGGGGCCGGGGAGGGCCTTGGCCGAGCGGAGCGCGTACTTCGCGCGGTCGTGCTTGGGGAAGTCGACGATCGCACCCTTGGCCGCGTGGTTGAGGCTGCGGAGGTTCTTGTCCTGGCGGGCGATGCCACGCGCTCCACGGATGAGCTTCTCTGTGGCACCGGGGCGCATCAGCTCGGTCGTTCCGCCGACCGCCAGGGCACCGCCGGCACCCAGCGCGATCGCGTTGTTCTTGACCTTGCGGTTCCCGCGCTGCGCGCGCTCGCGCTGCTCGATCGTCTTCCACTCCCCGAGCTTGGAGACGTCCTCGAAGAAGGCCTTGGAGACCTTCTTGCCCTTCTTCTTGGGCTTGTGCTCGAGCAGCGCCCCGACGCCGGCCCCGTACGCCCCGAACGCCGCGCCGCCAACAGCCGCACCCACCGCAGCGCCGCGGGTCTTGGGGAACGTCGGGATGCGACGGACGTTTACCGGGCTGTGACGTCCGACCTTGCCGTCGAGCGCGAGGTCCCCCCACCCGGCCGCCTTGGTCTTCCCGGCCTT